GTATCATCCTTATCGACGCATCCCTTAGAGCATTGACAGACACCACATCCCTTGCATGGTGCAATGTTGAGTTTGTCGGGTTCAATGATTTCAATTTTATTCTTTTCTGACGCTCCTTTTATAAATGCATTGATTGCTACCAGCGTATTTCCTTTTCTGGCACTTCCATTAATGATTACAATTTTCATGCGTGTATCCTCCAACTTCATATTTGTACTTATTTCTTAAACAGCTCAGAATGTGAACCAAGGCGATAAAGCATCAAAACAAGAACTTCTCCACGAATTTCATAAATAAGCAGCCAGTCTGGTTCGATGTGACATTCACGCGTGCCTTTATAGTTGCCTGTAAGATCATGATCTCTGTATTTTGCTTCCAGCGTACCGCCATTCGCCAGAATATCGATTACCTCAAACAGCTTATCAAGATTTTTATTTTGTTTTTTGGCAAGCTTCAAATCCTTTTTAAACTGATTGGTAAACTGAATGTCGTATTTCATACGTCGAGAGCTGCCTTAAGCGCATCCATACTGGAATAACGCGGAGCAGAAGGATCATTCATCATTTTTCTGCCTTCTTCAATGGCAGCGGCTGTAGTATCATTCGGTACTTCCAGTTTTAATTCGAAAGGAATACCATGCTCACGGATAGCGGTTCTCAGGAACATATTTACAGCAGTTGTCATATTCAGACCAAGCTCATTGAAGATTTCTTCCGCCTGATCCTTGATTGCCTTGTCTGTACGAATATTTAAATTAGTTGTTGCCATACAGAACACCTCCATTCAAGTATAGTATATGCAGAAATTCGGGTGATGTCAACACAATGTCATTATATAAGCTGTGAATTTTCTGTTAAAATGCATCGAAATCCTTCTGCGTAGCTATCTGTGCATAGCCCTTGTACTCATCATTGCTACTTTCTGCGTACATATCGTTCACCATCCCGATTGTGAGTAAGTCAAGATCCCGGATGGAGATGCCGAGCTGTACGCAGCGAAGCAGAAACAAGGGTGTGGTCATCGGCCGATCTGTTGCGTGAAGTTTTTTTTAGACTCCACATCCGTCTGGACATTCAGGCCCCACAGCTCGATAATCTTCGGAAGCACCTGGTAGATGGAGAAGGTGCTGAATTCATCTAGCCACTCCTCCGGGCTGTCAGGGATGGAAGAGTCTGCGTGCTTGGCCATGATGTAGGCGATGTTCTCGAACATCTCAAGGGAGAACATATCGAGGTGAGAGGAAACCTCATCACCGTTTCCGACTGCCTTTCCGAGCGCATCAAGATCCTTGTAGATATCCCGATGGAACTTGATGCGGTAAATGCGCGGAATGGCGGCAGATGCCTTGAAGGGCACCTGCTTTCCGTCAATCTCAATCATCTTTGTCATACCCATATGATCACTCCTTTACTGACTTTGCAGGCTTTGCTGCAGACTGCGTTGCGGCATCACTCTCTGCCACAGGCACATATACCGCCTTGTACCAATCAGCATAGGTGGTAGCATCCGTGGTATTTCCGGTCTTTGCTTTCACCATACCATTAGTAAGCGGCACCGCCTTCAGAGACAGCTTCTCCGTCTGTACTTCCTTGAAATCTTCATTCGTCTTTCCTTCGATGCCGGGACGGGAGGCGGAGCAGTTATAAAGCACATGACGAATGTGCTTCTGGTCGCCATCAAACTCGAACAGGAGCGCAAATGCAGCAAGCTCCACCTCGGAGTTTTCAATCAGCACTCCCTTGGAATCTAATGTTTCCTTCAGTACGTCCGTGCGGAAGGATTCCGGAATCAATGCAAGCTCCAGATCTCCGTCATAGCCACAGTTATTGTTGATTACGTAATACACACCACCATCCGCGTAAAAGTTTTCCGGCTCACCATTTGCATCTAGTGAGATCGATACGGAGCCTGGCATCGGGACCGGCGTTCCGAAGGTGGGTGTGCCATCCTCGCCAATGGTAAGGAGTGCATAGTGCGTATTCTTCAGGTTGAATTTCACCTTATTTGCTTTTTCAGCCATCGTTAATTTACCTCCATTTCAAATGAATACAGGACTTCGTAAAGCTTCTCCGATTCGATCCAAGTCTCGGATTTTTCATAAAAAATGCCATGCTGATTGAGCACGGCTTCTATACACTGTTCTGCCGACAAGTCCTTACAGTCGGTATACAGTTCGATATGAATTTCATTGATCTTATAGTAGACCTGTCCGTCTGCTGCAAAGTTGTCACTGTTCGGTGTAAGATAACAAATAAACGGCGGATCCGGGCTTTCTCCCTCTGCAAAGTGGTCATAAGCAAAGGGAAGGCCTATTTTATTCATGATTTCGATTAACTTCTCCATGTGTTATCCTTTCAGGGCCTTTTCAATTTCACGCTCCAGTGTATCAATCGCTTTTTCTTCCGCTGGTGCGATATGGGGCCTTGCGGCGACACGGCCACCACCTCGCTTGGCATGACCAAATTCCAGAAGGTGGGCCAGCTGATAGCGGTTTTTAGAATGAACCACAAGCTCCAGAGAATTGGAGGTTTCCTTTTGCGTTTTCACAGCCCAGCTCTTTGCGTATTTTCCGGTGTCCTTGGGAGCCGTTGCAGCAATCTCATCCTTGACGGTTTTACCAGCCTTTCGGACCGATGCTTTTAGGTCATCTGTTGCAAGGCTGGCATATTCCTCCAGCCCCTCCATAATCGCATCCGCCATCTGGCCAATGCTTACCCGATCAGTTGCCATCGTTAGCGCCTCACTTTCTGGCAGGAGAGTTTGATGCATTTTTTCTTGTAATTCATGTGGTCGATGGCTGTGATGTCATAAAGCGTATCGTTAAACTCCACACGATAATGCGTGGAATCTAAGGAGGCAGCCTTCTTGCACCACCGGATAGTAAAATCGACCTTCGTATTGTCTACAATCATTCCAGCATCCGTATCCTCCTTGCCTGCTTCAGCACTTACCGTTGCATAGCAACTGTAGTAGGGTACCCAGCTTGTTTTATGGTTTCCGATGGCATCCACAGTTACTTCATTTTTGGTAATGAAGATGCGGACATTTAAAAGTTCAATGTTCATCAGAAGACCTCCTTTCTGGCACCGAATAGCAGAGAGCGCAGTGTAAGCGTCAGTGCATGATGATCTGCCTCCTCTCGGTGCTCGTACAGGTATGCAGCGGTATAAAAAATGGCAGCCTTGGCATTCTCACAAGCAGACAGCTCGTCAAGATTCTCTGTACGGAGAATATCCAAGCAGATCCTTGTTGCAGCGGTGATTAGAGTTTCGATGAGAGCGTCGTCATCATCAAAATCCACTCGCAGATAGTTTTTCATTTCTTCCATTGTAATGAGCATTTCTCATCGCCTCCATTCTTAAGGATATGGTAAGGGCAGCGCCATTCATCCCAAATGACGCCACCTTTCATTCAGACTACCTTAGGCCTTGGCAGCTTTTGCACTACCGGTGATGGTAAGAATCTGCACTGCCTCCGGAAGGATGAGCTTACCATCCACACGTTCCTTGGCAACATAGCCGATCATGCCGTTTCCAGCAAAGAGCTCTGTGAGCTGCTTGAAGGAACGAGTACCACGATCTCCGATGTTGTAGTAGCTGTAATCACCGAAGGCAATCTTTCCAGCAGGGCAGAACGGAGAAGTGTAGACATCATAGCCAAGGAGTTTATCCGGCTCACCAGCTACAAGAGAAGGCTGCCACATATAGGCCCCATTGTTGTCCTTGAGCTGGCGGATAGAAGCGATGGTCTGATCGTTCATGATGAATTTTGCGTTCTTACGGTAAGGACGCTTCAATGCATACACAAGCTTAATCACATCATCGGCGGTAAGAGAAGCCGTGGAAATAGTTGCCGTTCCACCACCGGTCGCAGCAAAAAGTCCCAGAGGCTGACCAACACCGGAACCATTCAGGAAGGCATCCTCCTCAGCATTAGCAAGAGCCTTACCGAACATGTCGATGATATAGCTCTCCAGGTTAAAGGCATTGTCGTAAAGAAGCTCCTCAGTTACCTTGATGGCAACATGCAGCTTATGGGCATCCAGTAAAATCTGGTCGAAGGTTGCATCACCGAAGCTGAGTGCGCCACCCTCCTCGATCCAAGCAGCTGCGGGCTTAGTTGCAGCGATGTTGATCTTATGCTCACCGGATGTAGTAATCTTGTGACCAAGCTTACGCAGGATGTTCTCCTCAGTAAGGACATCCACCAGGCGATGGTCATACTCATCCGGTACCAGATAACCACCGTCTGCGTCCACACCCTCCTGCAGCACGTTCGAAATCTGCTTGAAGTTAGAACGAAGGGCAGTGAGCATTCCGGCCTTATAGGCATCGGATGCACGTCCGGTCTTTGTGTTAGAGGAAGCGGTAGAGGCAGGCTTAGAAGTAAGTGGAGTATTTACCGGCTTAGAAAGCTCGGCATCCAGTGCCTCCTGACGCTCCAGACGAGCGATTTCCTTACCAAGGTCTGCGATATCCTGTTCCATCCTGGTATAGGTTGCATCGTCCTCGGCAGTGAGGGTACCCTTCTCGGTACGATGAGAATCCAGAAATGCCTTAGCAGCATTCCATGCGTTGTTACGCTTTTCGCGAAGTTCATTAATCGTCATAGTAGTATTACCTCCATTAAATGTGTTGTTTGATAAGGTTTAGGCGCTCCATGAGACTGTCTACAGAGCGCTCCGAAATAGCAGGTTCAGCAGGTCTTGTCGGGATATGACATTTGGCTGCCAGCTTCTCGATAAGAGAGTTGGTGACAGCTGCGCGAGAGAAAGAAGCAGAGGCGGCAGGAAGAGAAACAGCTTCATCCTGCGTATCGCGCTTCATAATTTCATCTGCAAAGCCCAGCTCAATGGCCATATTGGCATTCATCCAGGTTTCGGCATCCATCAGACGAGAGATCTTTGCTCGACTCAGACCGGTCTTAATCTCATAGGCATTGATGATGGATTTCTTGACTTCCTCCAGCATGGCGATGGCCTTTTGCATCTCTGCTGAATCACCGAAGGCCATCGTGGCTGGGTTATGGATCATCAGCATGGATACAGGGGACACCATTACCTTGGTACCGGCCATAGCAATGACCGATGCAGCAGAAGCGGCAATACCATCAATCTTGACGGTAACGTTGCATTTATAATCCATCAGCATGTTGTAGATCTGGGCAGCTGCAACACAGTCACCACCGGGTGAATTGATCCAGACAGTGATATCGCCAGAGCCACTTAAGAGCTCCTCCTTAAAAAGGGTCGGTGTGATATCATCATCAAACCAGCTTTCCTCGGCGATGGTTCCGTTCAGGAACAGTATTCTTGTTGTCACTGTTTCCTGTGTCTCCTGATTCGTCTGTGTCTGATTTTTCCAGTTCCAGAATTTCTTCATTGGAATCGTTCTCCTTTCCAGCAGCAGAAGAGGCTGCAAATATTCCTGCATCTTCGAGCTTGGTCATGTTGCCGTTGATGAGATATAAGTCACCACCAAGCTCCGCTGGGATGCGGTCCAGGTTTTCAAGCTCACGGATATCATTTGCAGACATCCAGCCATTTTGGCGAGCTGTAGCGTAGCCGTTCATACGACTTTGATAATCGCCGCGAAGCAGGCCATCTACATTGAACTTGACAAAATAAGCAGCCTTCTCGGAATCTGATAGAAGGGCACGGTTTAGCGCCTGTTCCCATCGAACAATCCAGGGCTCCAGGGTGTACTTCACATATTCCAGCGATTGCTGCTCAATATTAGAAAAGCTCGACTTCTCCAGGTCTCCTACCATATGAGGAGGAACTCTGAAGATTCGAGCGATTTCATCAATTTGAAATTTACGTGTTTCAAGAAACTGCGCTTCATTTGGGCTGATAGAGATTGGCGTGTAGTGCATGCCTTCCTCTAAAATTGCAATCTTATGAGAATTGCTGCCGGAGAAACCCTTGTTCCAGCTTTCGCGGATGGCATCTGGATTCTTGACGGTGCCAGGAAATTCCAGCAGACCTCCGGGAGTAGCTCCATTTGCGAAAAACTTAGCGCCGTATTCCTCTGTGGCGATGGAAAGGCCGATGGCATTCTTAGCCATGGCAATCGGCGAGTAGCCAACCAGTCCATCAAATCCGAGGCCTGGTACATGAAGTACATCGGATGGCCTGAGCGTCACCGTTCCAGCTTTCATGGTTTGAGCATCCGACTCCTGCATCTGATATTGATAGTAGAGGTGTCCGTGCTCATCCCGATCCACGGTCATGCGGTTAGGCATCAGTGGATAGAGTCCGATGACCTGACCTTTACCGTTGCGGATAATCTGCGCATAGGCATTGCCGTACAGTAACAGGTGTGTCATCAGCGTTTCTCGAAAGACGAAGGAGGTCATTTCTGGGTTTGGCTCATCATGCAGGATTTTATACAGTGGATGAGAGAGGGCTTTTTCCTTGCTGCCGGATTCCTTATATTGGTAAAGATGTACCGGCAAGCATGCGATGGATTCCGATAGAATTCTTACGCAGGCATATACAGCAGTCATCTGCATGGCAGATCGTTCGTTGACGGCCTTGCCGGAGGTGGTGCCACCAAAGAAAAAGCGATAGCCGGAGCCGTTTAGGCTGTTTGTCGGCTTATCGCGGGATTTAAAAAGTCCACTAAGTATATTCATCAAAACCTCCAATTCCCTGATTGATGCCTTCACGCAGCACAATCAGCCCAAGCAATAGTAGAGTGATCATCATTTTTCCTTTAGATAAACAAAATGCCTCTGTCATCGTAGACAGAAGCACCGGTGTCATTGCCACAGCGAATCGCGCGGTCCAGTCCCATGATGGTGGCAATCGCACCATCAATTTTTTCTGTAGATTTTTCTTTGTCGGCTTTAATATTTCCGGCGGGGTCTGTACGGATGTAGATGTTATCCATCATCCAGCGAAGTACCGGATGCCCACCGTGGGCCAGCTTTTGCTCCAGCGTCAGTTTCATGAGTTCCTTGGTAGGAGGGCTCATATCCTTAAAGCCCTGGCCGAAGGGAACCACCGTAAAGCCCATGCCCTCAAGGTTTTGTACCATCTGGACGGCTCCCCAGCGGTCGAAGGCAATCTCACGGATGTTGTATTTCTCACCTAGGCGCTCGATGAATTTTTCGATGTAGCCGTAGTGGACGACGTTACCCTCCGTGGTTTGCAGAAAGCCCTGTCTCTCCCAGACATCGTATGGCACGTGATCACGACGAACTCGTAGCCCCAGCGTATCCTCCGGTATCCAGAAATATGGAAGAATGGCATATTTGTCATCCTCATCCTGGGGCGGAAATACCAGCACAAAGGCGGTGATATCCGTAGTGGAAGAGAGGTCCAGACCGCCATAGCAGACACGTCCTTCTAGCTCGTCCGGATTGACTGCAAAGGAGCAGGCATCCCATTTCTCCATCGACATCCAGCGGACTGCCTGCTTTACCCATTGATTCAATCGAAGCTGTCGGAAGGAGTTCTCCTCGCCGGGATTCTGCTTGGCTGACTCACAGGCGGCCTTCACCTTATCAATGCCGACTGTAATGCCGAGAGAGGGATTTGCTTTCTTCCAGACCTTCGGATCCGTCCAATCATCAGATTCGTCCGCGCCATAAATCACTGGATAGAAGGTAGGATCAATCTTTCTGCCTTCCAAGATGTCCTTGGCTTTCTGATGGGTTTCATAACAGATGCTGTTGGTGTCTGTTCCAGCAGTGGTGATGAGAAAATACAGTGGCTGCATTCTGGCATCTCCGGAACCTTTGGTCATAACATCAAAGAGCTTTCGGTTGGGCTGAGTGTGGAGCTCATCAAAGACAACACCGTGGATGTTAAAGCCGTGTTTGGAGTAGGCTTCTGCAGAGAGCACCTGATAGAAGCTGTTGGTTGGTGTGTAGATGATACGCTTCTGAGAAGCAAGAATCTTCACACGTTTGTTGAGCGCTGGGCACATACGTATCATATCTGCGGCAACATCAAAAACAATGGTCGCCTGCTGACGGTCAGCAGCACAGCCGTAAACCTCAGCGCGCTCCTCACCATCACCGCAGGTAAGAAGTAGGGCCACGGCAGCTGCAAGCTCAGATTTGCCCATCTTTTTAGGAATTTCCACATAGGCAGTATTGAACTGGCGGTATCCATTTGGCTTCAGTGTGCCGAAGAGATCACGGATGATCTGCTCCTGCCAGTCAATCAGCTCGAAGGGCTTACCGGCCCAGGTGCCCTTGGTGTGGCAAAGACATTCGATAAAGCTCACAGCATAATCCGCAGCATCCACATCATAATGAGAGTCTTTTGCTTTGAATTTGGTCGGTTTATATTTCTTTAATTTACGCACATGCTTCACCTCCGGGCATAAAAATAAGTCGTTACCGTATTGGCACGACCATCATCAATAAATATCGTATAACGAGGAACACACCCTTGAGGGTGGTCCTTCGGGAATGTTCTTAGTTGTATTCCTTCATCAGAATGGCAAGTGCCATTTCGGTTTCTTCGTCGACCGGCTCGATGTCCGGGCCTCTGTCGTAGTTGTAGGCGATCTCACCGTTTCTCTTCAGCATGAGCTTTGAAATCCTACCGCCGTCAATGCCGTAGTCCTCGCTCGGCTCTTCATAATGCTTCACCCAGTAATGAAAAATGCTGTTTTCAATCTTGATGCTTCCTTCTGCCCACATGGTTTTGCCCTCCTTAGTTCAGCTTGAAAAGGTATCCGTGTGCCTTTTCATACTCATCGCTCATGAAGGCTTTGTGCTGGCTGTTGATCTCAATCAGGCCTGCCAAGGTGCATCCGGCTTTCTGGAAAAGCCATGCGGTTTCAACTGCGCTGCTCCAGGTGGAAGAGAAGGTGAAGGCTTCAATGCCGTATTTCTTCATGCAGGCCACCAGGCCTTCGACTTCGTCATCGCGTATGGTGTCGTTCAGGTCGATGTACTCGTTGCCGCAGTCCTTGGCGGTTTCATAAGCTCTCCAGATGCGCTTCTCTGTGCTGTTTAAGCCATCAAGCTTTGCGGTTGCCTGCTTGTAAATGGCTCTTGCTGCATCCTGCTCAGCCGTGTTAGTTGCTGTGGCGTAAGCCTTTTTTGCTTCCTGGATTCCTCTGTAAGCTTCTTCAAAAATGTTCATCATGGTGTGTGCCTCCTTGTTTTCTTTTGGTAGTACATATATCACTCTGAAAGCACATAATATCAAGTCATATCTTCAAGATGTTATGCAGGATTATGTGGGAATTTATAAAGCTGATTGCCAATCAAAAGCTCATAATGTGAACCGCAATCTCTACACATATTTGTTTTAGTCCAAGGCCCATCAAAAATGACATAAATTGAGGAGGCGCCATCTTCAAATGTGACCTGCAAACAATTTGTGGTATTGATTTCCCATCCAGGGTTTGAGCTTTCGTAATATTGTTTTTCGGATTCAGGTAGATAAGAATCCAGTATCTTGTAATTCATGTATAGACTTCCTTTCAAATTAAAGATTTATAAAAGTGAGTGCATGATTATAGGCGAATCGGCTCCGGAATAATCTAATGCACGAAGAGCGTTATAATTTATCCATTCTTCTGCGCTTGATTCTTCGAAACCTTCCTCGTTAACGAGCCATCTAACCATCAGATCATAGTCATAGATTGCTCGATTATCTTCTGTGATTCCGACTAAAGCATCGTCATAGGCATAATCGGTCAAAAGTTTTATTTGGTCTAAGTCATAATCAGCCAATTTATCAAAACTTGCCATGGGTAGTTATTCCTTTCTTGAAAATTATCGGAACATGTACTGTGAATCGTCGTCGATCCAGAGGTTCATTCCGTCAGCCTTTAATATTGCATGATCATAATGGATTTCTGTGATGATTCCCTGGGCTAAGCTATCGCCATCAAATTCATGAGTTTCAAATATTGTTGGTCGTCCGATTTTCCAATTTCTCCAGTCTTTTCTGATTAAATTTCCATTAATGTCACGCTCTACAAAACTGAGAAGAGCACATATCTTTTCTGAATCATGGATGTTGTCAAATTCAGATATGCAAATTGTTTTATAAAATTTCTCGGATTCCGGATTATAGTAGGGGCGGAAGAAATTGAGCGCTTGGCTATAAGTGGTGAATGTGTAAATCCGAGATTTCCTGGAATCTATATGTTCAAATTTTACGAGATATTGATATTTTTTATTCATCCAGAGCCTCCTTCACACGATCCACACCGTAGATTACATTGAGTCCAGAACCATTATCCCAGTCCACCAGGAGGCTGCCGGTATCATCCACACCGGTTACCGTTCCATGGGTGCCGATGGGCGGTGCCTGAGCATCGTCCATCTCTACAAGCTCCACTCTGGTACCGATGGGATAGCGGAGGCGCAGGCGTTCAACCTGCGATCTGTTAGCGAATAACATGGCCTTCACCTCCTGCGTAGGAGCTGTTGCCGCAAAGGTACCTGCAGAGAATCCTGCGGCTTTGCTTGTATTCGTCTCCGATGAAGCCAAGGCGAAGAAGAAAGCATCGAAAGGCGTATTTTTCGTTATCTATCGGCTTTGCCTTTGCTATGATACGCTTCTGTTCCTTACTCATCTTGCAAAGGGCAGAAAGGAAAGCAGTGTAGGCGGTGATGGTATCGAAGTCTGGCATGCTAGGCCACCAAGGGAAGCTGACCTGATCGTCGTGCTCCTCAATCGGGAAGGCTTCAACCTCCAGGGCTTTCTTGATGAGGTCTGACTTGCTCTCCAGAAGCTTTCGCAGGTTTTCTAGGTTAACCTTGTCAGCCGGGAAGGAAATCACCAGGCCGGTGTCCTTTGCAACCGCTGAAATATCTGCTTCTGCTGTGGCGGGTGCTTCTGGTATCTCAGTGGCCGGTGCTTCATCTAACTCTGCGGTAAAACCTGCAGTAGCAGTCTGTTCAAGGATTGCCTTGATGGTGTTTTCCTCTGTTCGCTCGTCGTAGCTTACGGTGCCATCCTTGCTGATGGTAATGTCTGCAACCTCGTAGGCGGCGCTTGGCATTCCCTTATAAACTTGCTTACATCCGGTTACATGTGAAATAATCCCTACCAGCTCTTTTCTGGCGCTTCCTGTTACGTTAAATCTGATCTCCATAGTGGAATCCTCCTTTGTTTTGGTAGTACATATATCACTCTGAAGGCACATATTATCAAGCGATTCAGAGCGAATATATGTACCAAAGATCCGCTGGAGTGTTGCAACAAATCGTGTGTATTATGCCTGCAGGGATTCTTCGGAGATAGCGACTTCATCGTATTGGTAAGTCAGACCATCACGGATAACAGAAACGCCATCGGAAGCGCCTACCTGTTCGATATAGCGCTTCACGATGACGTCTGCATATTTCTCGTCTAATTCAATTGTGTGGCAGATGCGCCCGGTCTGTTCGCAGGCAATCAGCGTGCTGCCGGAGCCTCCGAAGGGATCAAGCACGATGCAGTTTGTAAGACTTGAATTCATGATCGGGTAGGCAATCAATGCCACCGGCTTCATAGTCGGATGATCTGCATTTTTCTTAGGCTTTTCAAATTCCCAGATCGTGGTTTCCTTGCGACCGGAGTACCATTGATGCTTTCCATTTTTCTTCCAGCCAAAAAGGCAAGGCTCATGCTGCCATTGATATGGTGAACGGCCCAGCACCAGGGAGGGCTTCTTCCAGATACAACAGCCGGAAAGATAGAAGCCTGCATCAGAGAAAGCTTTTCTAAAATTCAGGCCTTCTGTATCTGCATGGAACACATAGATGGATGCGTCATCGGCCATGACCGCTTCCATATTGGTGAAGGCATCCAGCAAGAACTGATAGAAGGAGTCATTATCCATGTTGTCATTCTGGATCTTACCAGCGGAGCCTTCATAGTTCACATTGTAAGGAGGATCCGTGACTACCAGGTTTGCTTTCTTGCCAGCCATTAGCATTTCATAGCTTTCCGGTTTGGTGCTGTCGCCGCAAAAAAGTCGATGCGGACCAAGGCACCAGAGGTCACCGGATTTAGTTATGGTAGGCTTTGCAAGCTCAGCATCGACGTCAAAATCATCTTCCTTGATGCCATCCTTCACATCCTCCTTAAACAGGTCGTCAAGCTCAGCAGGTTCAAAACCAGTGAGAGAGACATCGAAGTCAGCACCTTGCAGGTCAGCGATTAACAGTGCTAATTTGTCGTTATCCCATTCACCACTGATTTTGTTGAGTGCAACATTCAGTGCCTTTTCGTGTTCCTCATCAAGCTCAACAACGACGCAGTCAACTTCCGTCATGCCCATGTCCTGGAGAACCTTTAAGCGCTGATGCCCGCCAACCACGCGACCAGTAGTGGTATTCCAGATGACGGGTTCCACATATCCGAACTGCTCGATGGAGCGTTTCAGCTTTTCATATTCCGGATCGCCGGGCCTTAAATCCTTACGGGGATTGTAATCAGCAGGAAGTAGCTCAGCGACATTTTTCTTTTCAATTAGCATGGTGCATTCCTCCTGAGTATTTTCTGTAGGCCCTTGTAGGCGGCATCAATATCACCGGCCTTAGCTTGACCACGAAGTGTGCTGAACTGCTGAAAGCTCAGCTGCTGGCGATAGCTTTTCAGCAGATTCATAAATTCACGATAGTCCATATCAGTTTCCTTTCCTTGCACGGAGCAGGCGTTCCATCGCATCATCCATAGGCGTTTCGCCCTTGTACTCCGTCGCGCAATTTTCTTTTACGATTTGATAGATTTCCATCCAGAGCCGGTTTGTCTGGCTCATAAAATTCTGGCTCATGGCTACGTAGGGAGATTGCATGGCATTTCCCGTTGTAGGGTGCTTGGCGAGAAAACCGTAGTCTGTGATTGCTTCCTCACACTGAATCCATCTGGCAACACTCATGGCATAGCGTTCCAGAAGCTGGGGTGAAACAAGCGATGCGCACCTGCGCTCTGCCAGCCATTCCCAGGTTGCCTTATATACTTCTTCAGCCACCAGTGGCTTGCCGTCTTTCTGTGTGGCGGATAAGAGCTTGGATGGCTTGGGCATCGGCTGACCTTCTAACTCTGCAGCTTGATCTTCAAACTCGATGACAGTCAGCTTTCGCTTGCCCGGATTACCCTCAGTGATTTTGCCAGCTAAGGGCTTTTTCTTGGCTCCGGCACCGATACGAGCGCCGCCACGGTTGGTTCCGTCCTTAGCCAAAATGATTCACCTCCTTGTCCGGGGCCTATTACCCCGTTTGAAAACGCGTTTTTGTGCGTGAGACCCCACGCCCGTTCCACGGCAGCTGCGCCGTAGAGATTCAGACCGCCCCTGGGGGAGCTGATGCACAAAGAAAATGCATCCGCTTTATGTGTTGTGCCAGCGGTCACCGCGTTCTGCATGAATGCGTGCATGGCAGGCCTTGCACAAGGCTTTCAGGTTCTCACGGTCATGGGTTCCGCCCTGAGATAGCGGAAGCATGTGATGAATCTCCTCGGTTGGTGTATAAACACCCTTCGCAAGGCACTCTTCACAAAGCGGATGAGCAGCGGCATAGCTGTCACGGATTCGCTTCCAGGCACGACCGTAGCGACGCTTGGTGGCGGGATCTCTATCATAATGTTCGTAGCGCCTGGCTTCCTCCTGGGCGTGCTCCTCACAGAAGCGACCGTCCGTGAGATTAGGACAGCCTGGATAAGAACAAGGACGCTTTGGTTTTCTCGGCATCAGTTTCACCTCCTTGCGGTATAAGAAAAGCCCTGCAGGAAGTAGATCCTACAAGGCTTCTGTGATTTTCTTTTTTGCTAGTCTAATACTATCAGAAGTTGATGGTGTCATTCTATGTCTTTTCGTGCCCATCTTCGTTTGACTCAGGAATTTTTACTTCCTGCAGAGCCCGGCTGTGGAGCTTGTGGATGTAGCGGAGCTCGTAGTTCATATCCACGGCGATCTTTTCCCAGGATTCACAGCAGATGTAGCGCTTTGCCAGAAGATCCTGATATTCAGGATTGGAAACGGACTGGATTGCATGAGTGATTTCTTTCTTCAAATTCACCAGCTTTTCCATATCTTCTGTAATCTGTTCTTCCAGGTCGATGATTTTCATGACACATTCCTCCAGACGGGAGTTACCACGGTTTGGACTCTTAGGCATATCCGAATAAGTAGCGGTGCAGCGGGTAGCCAGATCGTTTAAGGAGTCAATCATCTGGGTTTTTGTGATAATGCGCTGATCCAGGTTACGGGCCTGGGATAAATATTCTTTTGCATTCATAGCATACCTCCGAATAATGAAATTCCCTCGGATTGACCTATGTTGTCGTAGATTGTCATAGATTTGCTTTTACCGCATCAATTAATGCGTTTTGTGTGACTTCCTTCAGGGACAGCGCCTTTAAGATGCGCTCATCGATGGTTCCTTTTGTGATGATGTGTTCTATCACCACGGTTCCGGAGGTCTGGCCCTGCCTCCAGAGACGGGCGTTGGTCTGCTGATATAATTCCAGTGACCAAGTCAGCCCGAACCAGATAAGTATTGATCCACCAGCCTGAAGATTCAGTCCATGACCGGCAGAGGCGGGATGGATGACAGCAACAGGAATATCGCCATTGTTCCAATCAGTGATATCCTTGCTGGATTTTATCTCACGGACATTAAAGCGCTTCTTGATTCGCTGCAGGTCATGCTTGAACCAGTAAGCTACCAGAAGCGGTTTGCCATTGGCGGCTTCGATAAGATCCTCTAAGGCATCCAGCTTCCGATCATGGAACTCGATGATATTACCGTCATCATCATAAATGGCACCGTTGGCCAGCTGGGAGAGTTTACCGGTAAGAGAAGCCGCGTTGGCAGCTGTGATTTCTCCTTCCGGGAGCTCCAATATAAAGTCTGCCTTGAGTTCCTCGTATCGCTGAGTTTCTTCCTCAGACAGCTGCACTTCGTATTGCGATGTGATTAACTCCGGCATCTGCAGGTGATCGGTAGATTTCATGGAAATCGTAATATCCGATATTCTCCGGTAGATGGCATCCTCTGCATAAGGCATTGGTTTGTAGGAGTAGATGATTTCGCCATTTCGCTTGTCCGGGATAAAGTAGTTGTTACGGTAGTGGGTGATGAAGCGACCGAGACGCTCTCCAAAATCCAGAAGCTTGAATTCGGCCCACAGGTCCATAAGACCGTTGGAAGAAGGTGTGCCGGTAAGACCGATGATTCGTTTTACTTTAGGTCTAACCTTCATCAGAGATTGAAATCGTTTGGACTTGTGATTCTTGAAGGAAGAGAGCTCATCAATGATGATCATATCGTAATCAAAGTCAAAGCCACTGGAATCTATCAGCCAGCCAAGGTTCTCACGGTTAATGATGGTGATGTCGGCTCCGGACATAAGGGCCATGCGTCGTTCCTTTGGTGTCCCCACGCAGACGGCGTAGGTCAGATGCTGCAGGTGTTCCCATTTTGCAATTTCCGCAGGCCAGGTATCACGGGCCACCCTTAAAGGAGCAACCACCAGGATACGATGTGCCTCGAAGCTGTCAAACAGCAGGTCCGCGATGGCAGTCAGGGAAATGACGGTTTTGCCAAGACCCATATCGAGGAGAACTGCAGCTATGGGATGTGTTTCGATATAGTCGATGGCGTAGGCCTGATAATTATGGGGTGAGAAGTTCATGAAGCATCCCTCCAATCTGTTCCACACCATCAATCACATAGACCTGAAAGCCAAGTGAACGTAGCAGCTTGTGTCTGGCTAACTGAAGCGGGCGAGGCTTTTTCCCAGAAGCTTTCAGCTCTACGAAGGCGATGATCCCATCAGGTAATAAGACGAGACGGTCCGGCATTCCCGCAAAGCTCGGAGACACGAATTTTACAGCGATGCCTCCATGCTGCTTTACCATCCGGGTTAACTTGTTTTCTATCTGTTTTTCTAACATTGACATTCTCCAATCAGTGAATAATTTTCTGATGTGCAAGGTGTATCAATGGTATTTACATAACTTTTCTATATATGATTTTTTATAGCCTATAGAAAAGTTTATACAGAGACATTGATACACCTTGTCATTCGGTTCGATCAGTCTAAAAATTCCTCATCAAAATCGTCCTCAGTCCGCAGGCGTAGTCCCTTAAAATAGCGCTTTCGACTCAAGGTGACACGCTCGTATCCGGCATTTTCCATAGCAAAGTAGAAGTCCGCCGTAGAGCGTACATACTCATTGCAATCGATGCAGTGATTGCGGTAGGCCTGATATAGGTTAGAGGAGTTTTCTTTATACGCATCACCTATGATGCACTTATCCTCTAAGAAATGCCCGAACCAGTCATTCTGGCTACGGTAATCATCGATGGCATTCCGCACGCAGGCCGGAACCGGGATGTGGTAGTCAGCATCGATAACCTTCTTGCTACCTTCGATGATCCAGGAGAGGATCGCGCCGCCAGCATTGTCATAGAGATACTCACTGTAATTCTTGACGTCGCTGCTGCCGGTGATCTTGGCATTAAAAGGAATAACGATCAGTCGCCTCCAGATACCATCATCAGAAGCACTGACGCGAGGCAGGTGGTTGGTATACAGCACCAGTGTGTGGCAGGGCTTGAAGGAAAAAGGATCCTTGTACTTCTTCTCTGCAAAGACATCATCGGTAGAGCAGAGCTGCTTGACGGTAGAATCATTGAGCCTTGCACCTTCCTGCATCTCTGCAGCAATGAGAAGTCGCTTACCCTTGACCTCTGCCATTTCCGGTTTGATGTTTCTGCGACAACCTACGGTCAGGGTATCCGCAGAAATATTCCCGGAGTAAAGGCCCAGCACGCGGGAGATGGCATTCCAGAAGGTAGACTTACCGTTGCGGCCATCACCATAGGCGATGATCAGCGCCTCCACGTAAACCTTGCCGATGGCAGCAAGGCCGCAGATCATCTGGACGTAATCGATGAGCTCCTGATTGTGCTGGAAGATAAGATTCAAGCTGTCCAGCCAAATCTGCATGCCTTTCTGGTTTGGTGAAACGCTGGTAATCTTGGTGATAAAGTCCTCCGGCGAATGCTCCCTGGCTCCGGCCATACCCTGACGAAGATCAAAAGTTGCCTCCGGGGTGCAGAGCGCAAAGCAGTCTGCGTCCAGGTCACGAGGTGAAATCTCCAGCATCGGATGGGATTCCTTCAAAGTAGAAGTCACATTCTTAGAATCACGGCGCTTGATGGCAAATGCTTGATAAGCCTTGGCCGCCAAAAGTTCACGATAGACCTCCAGCTGCTGATCGTTCATAAGCTGTTCTGCCTTGGCCTTTGATGTGCTGTCGAGGATATTTTGTGCACCGCAATTCTTCATCTTATCCAGTGCTTCCATGAGATCTCGATTTGCTTCCTTCAGCTGTCTGCGGGTAAGCTCATGAGCCACGGCCTGAGCACCCGGCTCTGATTCCTGCCAGTAGTGGTCAGAGTAGCGGATAAAGTGGGTAGCAGGAGAATAGCGGAGCTCGTTTGAGAAGTACTTCGCCAATACTTCGGCCTGCCCTACATCGGAGTAATCCTCTGGTTTATAACAGGAAGGATCGTTGTAGAGCTCCGGTGCAACATAGCCCTCCTGCTGCTGAACACGTGCATAGAAGCGCTGGGCACTGTGCCAGATGTTGGCAAGTTCAGCGGCATCCAGTGGCGGATCGCATTTATCTGCTTCTTCCAGAAATGCCTGATAAGCCGTGTCACCGTCACCATATTTCTTGATGACCTTTCCGGCAAAACGAGACATGGTTGCATTACGACTGCCTTCGGGAATCGTTGCGCCATCATATTGACCTTCCGGCATATCCTCATCGAAAATATCCTCATTGAGATATTCAGTTAGATTCATGCGTCCCGGATATAAAGCAACATCTGCAGCAACAGTGCCAAAGAAGAAGCGAGCTGCATCCAGGGCCTTCGTATCGAAATAGGGAAAGATGGAATTGACTAGCTTTTTCATGTTGCTGTAAAAGGCAGCGTCTGTCACATAATCAATTGGAAAGAGAACGTGAAACTTGGGCCTTGCGGGCTTACCGTTTTTTACTCTGTTATTGAAGCGGCTGTAATGGACTGCGAAGGTCACACCTGGAAAGGCCTGCAAGACATCTTCTGGAGTGATCCAGTCTTCCGGATTCTCAGAATGATCATTATCACAGTCAACTGGAAGACAGTCACTGCCGATGAAGTTGTCGCCATTACGATAGCTGTTCTTATATTCTGCGCACACATAGTCATGACTGACGGCGGTCTTCAGGCTATCTTCATCCAGGATGATGTGTTTATGAGGGTAGGAGCAGTTACCGGGATTGCCGGTAACGTCCGCGCTGTAAATGGTAAACATCAGTCGTACACCTCCTGAGCTTCTTCCTCCAGAACCTTTGTGATGAATTTGAGCGCGCGGATCATGGTTTCAAGCTCACAATCACCGCCCAGCATGACCTCGAAGCCTTCTGCATCACCAAAGCGATCTCGCATGACATGGATATCCATATCGGTGCAGGCCGCATCCTTGATGCGAAAATAGGTGCGTCCGCCGTGACCAGTGTCGCCACCCCTATAGCCTGTGGTACCAGCTTCCACTTCAAGAATGTTGCAGCTCACAACATCACGGGTGTAGGTAGAGATTTCTGTTCCATCCTTCAATCGGCGTCTGTTTTCTTTGATTTCATACATAGCTTTAAGCCTCCTGACATTCTTCTGTATTCAGGCAGATGCTAAGAAAGCGTCCACCTCTAGTTTCCACTGGAGATGAACGCCTGAGTTGAGCGGATCTTTTTAATCTTTTTTGTAAAAAGGGGTAGCATAGCCATCTGCACGAAGGAGAAGTCCCTTCGCCCATGAAGGAGTGCGGCCCATCTGTTCACAGACGGCATCCAAGGACATGCGGGGATCCGCTTCGATGACTACTTCATCATGGATATGCATAACGATGGAGCAGTTGCGGAGGGTTCTCATGGCATAGAGGAGAATATCACGGGAGGTGGCCTGTACAATATTCTCCACAAACTTTGGTCCGTAGGAATCAAGACGTTCCCATTTCTTGGTTGGTCCGATACCTTCATAGGTGATGCAGGTGCCACTGAACTTGTTTGTACCGAGCTTTGGTTTCACATAGGCCAGGTTTCTACCGGAAGGAAGCGTGATAAACAGCATGCCACTGCGGCAGGAGAAGGTAAGACCGTATTCGGTTGTCGTGTGCTTATATTTTACGGCTTCTGTGACAGCACGATCTACAGCCCACCAGAATTGCACGATGTGTGGGTTTGACTGACGCCAGGCATCTACAAGGGTAGGAAGCTCATCTTCAGTTAGCCCCATATCGATAGCACCCATCGCCTTCAACGCACCGACGGAACCGCCATAGCCAAGCGCCAGCTCTGCGATTTTACCCTTTTGACGCAAATGTCCATTGATGCCGTGTTTTTCCACAGGGACCTTGAACATCTGGCTGGCAGAAGCACAGTAGATATCCCCACCCTTAGCAAATACCTTCTGTCGCCATTCTTCTCCGGCAAACCATGCGATGACGCGGGCTTCGATGGCAGAAAAGTCTGCAACCAGGAACTGTGCACCCTCACGCGGAATGAATGCAGTTCGGATCAGCTGCGATAGGGTATCCGGCACATCTTCATACAAAAGAGAGACTGCATCAAAGTCTCCGGAGCGTACCAACGCGCGAGCATCAGCAAGGTCTGGCAGATGATTCTGAGGAAGATTTTGTAATTGAATGTTTCGACCGGAAAAGCGACCGGTACGATTGGCTCCATAAAACTGAAACATGCCGCGGGCTCGGCCATCGGCACAAACCGTCTTTTCCATCGCCTGATATTTACGTACTGAGGATTTGGCAAGTTGCTGACGAAGAATGAGAACAGAGGCAAGCTTGTCAGGAGCGTTCTTTAGGAGCTCGGCTATCGCTTTTTTATCAAGGCTGTCGGTTTCTACACCATTGGCAGAGAGCCACTGCTTCATCTGCTGCACAGAGTTCGGGTTTTCCAGCTTCGTGATGTCCTTGATGGCAGCAGTCAGCTCTTCACGGGAGCGAGCATCCATTGCGATGGCCTGCTGTACAAGCTCCATATCCAAACGGACACCACGATCATTGATTTCCTGGTCAATGTGATACTCCTCCCAGACCGATTCAGGTACAGGAAATTTACGAAGCTTATGCTGGATGCCCATTTCAGTTTCTACATCACGGATGTTATAGCGCTTGAAGGCTTCCCATTTCTCAGGCGCATGAAGAGGTCGATTTCTCGTCCTGCCACCATTGGATTTCGTAGCAGCGCAGGGCTGGCAGAAATATTTGATGAGGTCCTTGCCTTCTGTGAGCTTCTGCTTCTCAAGTCCCAGCACGGCACCGACGCCTTCCAGGGAAAGCGGTAAGCCCATGGTTGCTACCCAGATCATAGAGCAGTGCCAGCTTTCCGGATCAAGATATTCACCGGTTGGATAGCCTAGGAACCTGGAAAGACAGATACGTTCGAAGGAAGCATTGAAGGCCCATTTGATGACAGATTCATCTTCAAGTGCAACAATAATCTCCGCTGGTATCTTCTCGCCACACGCGAGGTCCACTACCTGAACAGGGCCGGAGTCGACACTATAGCCAAAGAGTAATATTTCAAAATCAGGAGATTCGCAGTATCGATACACACCGGTTTTGGAAAGCGGCACATCGCTGTAGGTCTCGATATCAATCGATAAGGTTTTCATAGATTGTCCTTTCTACCAAAAAGGTGGTGAGATTGCTCCCACCACCACCTCGGATTTATTTTGATGAGCTTAATCCAGGAAATCGTCCTCTTCATCAGATGCGAAATCAGACTCGGCAGATGCCTTGCCACCAAGAGGTTCACCGTCACGAATCTTCTGCAGATTGTTAAGACCGCAGGCGATGCCCTTATTACCAGAGCTGTTGAAAGCATAAAAGCTGATGCTGGCACGACCGTAGACTCCGGAGTAAACCTCGGAACGGGTAAGGATTGGATTGCGGTCTGCATCCACGATGCCAGGAGCAGAGGTTGCATTGGCATTTACGAAATAGGCATTGGCGTAGGCCGGATCGTCCGGACGCTCCATGTCGCCATCGCGAAGCGGAGTCTTGATGACAGAGAGGGCAGGTACAGACTTGCCATTGCCTTTGAGCTTGGCCTCGCCCTCCTTGTAAGCGGCCTCGATGGCAGCTTCAATCTTGGCGATGGTCTTGGTATCAGACTTCGGAATAATCAGAGATACGCTGTACTTCGGTGTACCTCCATTGATGGATTTCGGCTCCCAGACGTTCGCATAAGACCAGCGAGTGTCAGGACCAGTGATTACCTTCATAGGATTGTTGATTTTTACATTCTTGTTCATTTACTTTTCCTCCATAAAATCAGTTTTTGCATTGTTCATTGCCGGACGTTTATCGCTCTCCGGCACGAGCGTCGGTTTACCTTGAGGCTTTTCAATATAGGCGGTAAGCAGCTCATCGAATCTGGATTTGCCAAGACGCTTCTGCATGGCGGTGATGCCAAGGAGCTTCTTTTCATATGGGTCAAATCCGGCATCCGTAACTGCCTGGATGACCGCTTCCTCATTGGAATACTTGCGGTTGGATCTTCCTTCGACTAACTTCCAGCCAGCCCATTCCTTACCGCTGATGGCCTGCTGCAGAGCATATTCCTTGATGTCGGATGCCCAGGCGACTAATTCATCTGCACGGGAGAGGATATATTCAATCTCCGAATCCTCTAAAAGAGGTGGAAGCTTGAAATCGTACTGAGCCAGTTTGAGATTGGCCTCGGCTCTGGCACGGCATTCGTGCTTGGCCTTGCAGAAACTACACCATTCGCCGCAGAGGAAGTTCCCATCCCCGGCAAAGGCAAGATCAGCGGTCGGCTTCAACACTTCATCTGCCCACTTGTACAGCTCATCCTTGGAAATCTCAAAGGTGGAGATGTTCTGACGCCTTGGCTGGTAGATGGTCATACTGACGGTGTCAATGTCGTAGATACCATCGAAGAACTCCAGGGCACCGAGCGCGTAGCACTTCATTTGCGGATTATCGGTCGCATCTACGAGGACGCCAAGACCGTGCTTGTAATCGCATATTCTCAAGGTGCCATCTGCAATGATGATGCAGTCGGCGGTTCCGAAGCCCTGTTCTACCCAGCGAGAGAAATCTACACGCTGTTCAATCAGAACCTTCGGATCAGCGCAGCTTTCCTTGGCGGCCTCTACCATTTCAAGGATATAGGCGGCATAGCCATTGGCACAGTCCTCCATTTCCTCGTTGTACCAGGTGAGATTCTCCGTCGGATCACTGGCATCCATCTCCAGGGCCCTCTTTAGCTTGTACTCACAAAGCTCGTGAGCATCAGTGCCTTCCGCAGCATAATCGCTGCCTTTATCCTCGTAGGTCTCGCAGAGTCTTGCGGAAGGCGGGCAGTGGAGCCAGCGGTCCGAAGAGGAAGCGGATAAGATAGCATGTCCTTTAGGTGGCATCGTCAAGTACCTCCGCATCCTTTAACAAGGCTTCATAGTGCTTCGGATTAACAGCAGATAGCTTGGAAGCACCATACTTCTGAAGTAATGTACGGATAGCAGCGGTATGCCCGGCACGGGACTTTTCTGCTAAGACAGCTCGTACATCCTCAAGCTTCAGCTCCGGTTTCTTTTCTTCCTTGGCAGCAGGCTCTTTGGCAGGTGCTTCACCAGCAGTGCCACCAAACTGTTCTGCTAACCAGTTGGCTGCTTCATTAATAGCAGCGGCTGCACTGCGCAGCTCTTCGATGGTCATAGCCATATCGCTCATTTTGCTCATAGCGACGTTCTCCTTTCTCTGATTGTCTTTGCTGTGCGAGGATTGTCATGTTTCTCGCCATTCTTGCGGATACGTGGGAGATTGCATTCAGTACTGCAATCAGTTCCGTGTCGTTACCGCCTGAATCGAAGTAGGACTTCTTCATGTGCTTCACCTCCGTTTCTGTGATGGTTAAGGCTTGTTGTTTCGTGCCTTACACCTTCCACTGGAGATGAGTGGTGGATTTGAGCGGAGAAAAGTTGAAAAAATATAAAATCCCTCCGGGCATCGGTTGATGGCCAGAGGGATGAATTGCTACATATGGTATGTAGGATTAATAGCCACGGATCTTGCGAAGCTCTGTACGGATCTTCTTCATTTGATCAGCGAAGGTACGCTGCTTGCGACCGAGCTGTTCTGCAATCTTACGATCAGAAAGCTCGTCCCCCAGCAGTTCAATGATGCGGTCTGCATCTGGATCAAGCTCGCGGAACCTTGCAATGAGCTGTTCCAGGAGCATCGCATCAGAAAGAACATCTTCCATAGTTGAAGCGGAATCGGGAATTGTGTCATACATGTTCTCATTGCCGTCTTTCGTAGGAACATCAAGGGAAAGCATGTCCCCGGCTGCATGATATTCACATAGGTCGCAGTTGGCGTCACATTTCCAGAGATACTTTCTGGTACACATACAGCGATGATGATGCTGTTCGCGCTTCTGGGTAGCCCAGATCTCAGGATACAAAGCTCTGTACTGAGTCTCAGTGATTTCAATGAGTGTGACCTTGTAAGGATTGATCGCGTCGCGAAGTGGATAGTAGCGTTTTTTACTCTGATTGTCTTTGATTGCCATGATATTTGTCTCCTTTCGGCTTTCAAACCGAAGCGGAGATGCCCATCATGGCTGCCAGTAATGTTTGTCATAGTTGGTCACCTTTCGCGGATACCTCCGCTTCATTTCTGGTGACCAGCTCGTTCGTTAAAGCTGGCACGGTATTAAATTGTGTTCCATCTGAAAGTTACGAACACACTTCCTGGCCAGGATAAAGTGAACGATCAGATGGAAGGTCAGTTTAATGTCATAACCGGGACCTTTTCACGATCAGGAAGTCTGTAATATTTGAATTTAGTCCTTAACGCGAATATAATTTTTGACAAAAGGACATGTGAATGATATAATTGAAATACTTATTAAAGTCAGAAAGTTCTGTCCCTTTTGTCAGTATCAGTATAGAAAATCGACTACTGTGATCTGGGGATAGTTTGGTACAACGTGGTACATGATGGTACAAAGGCAGAAAAGGAGATAAGGCGCGTGGAATTTAAGGAATTCTTTTCAATGATGAAAAATCGAATATCTGATGGCGCAGATATCCCTTATTTCTTTAAGGATCTAATTGCAATGATTACAGAGGTTCCAGAAGAAGCATGGGATACTCCGAAGGATCCGTCGACAAAACTGACAAAAGAGAACACTCTGAGAACTTATGCAAAAAGAGGCGTAAGCGAGAAATTTGCTCAGAGTATTGTATACAAACTCAGTCCTGAAAATTTTGCTGAATCATTAAATAGCAGGCCAAAAGTGATACTGAAACTATTGGCAGATGACTATAAGGCTTATGATCCGACCACTACTGAGGATGATGTTGCACAGAAATTAGCAGAGTGTTTCGTTGAGATTATTCGCAGAACGGCAGGGCTAGTAGAGCCTACAGTACTGGAAAAGCAACGACTACAGAATGCGGAAGTAGATTTAAGAAATAGATTTGGTGCTTATCTTCTTAGCGAAGAAAATCACACATGCCCATTTCCTGGTTGCGGACGCATGCTTACAATTTCAGGGGCAGGAAAAAGTGTTGATTCTTTTAATGTGGCACTCATAGATAAGAAAAAAGCACCAGAGATCAAAAATCTACTGGCGCTCTGCCCACGATGTTACGCGGTATATTCGATAGATGATAATAAAAAAATTACGAAGGAGCTTGTGGGAGTAAAGAAAATCTTGATGGCACATTATAATAGCGTACAGCTGTTGGATGAGTTGCCTCTGGAAAAGGGTGTTGTAGGTGTATTAAAGAAGATAAAAAATCTCAAAGAAAAGGACCTGGCAACGGCTTCACTGGATCCGAAGGAAATACAGCAGAAGATTACCCCGGCTGACAACATGGTGCTTTATGTGACGATAAACGCCTATGTTACGGCCTATTACGTTCGACTTCGCGAAATCATGACGAATGCAGATAAGTCTGGCTTGATAGATTACGAAGTGCTGCAGGATCAGATGAAGGCAATATACAGAAGATTAAAGAAAGCAAAAAAAACAAATGTAGAAATCTTTAACGAGATAACAGAGAAAATCCATAAGGTTAGCCTACAGGAAGAAATCTACTGTCAGATCGTTGTTTCCTATTTTGTCCAAAGCTGTGAGGTATTCGATGCAACTACCTAATAAATTATATTCGTATAAAAACAGCACCCTGGCTTTGCTTCCAGGAGTGCTAACTGTATTGAAAGAAGGACCAATGGACGTTATCGAACTTTATGACATGATGCGTCAAGGACTCAAGGATCCGACAGATTTTATGTCGGTTATGGATTGTGCATATGCGTTACGTGCAATCGACATTAATGAACAAGGGGAGGTGTTCTTGTGCTTGTAGAGATCAAATCATTAGCATTTAAAATAAAAACGGAAGAACGACCGCCCATTCGATTTAAAAGAGGATTGAACGTTGTCCTAGGAAAAAATGATGGTGCGATGTCTATTGGAAAATCATCTACGCTGTTAGCAATCGATTTTGTCTTTGGCGGAGATACATATGTTAGGAGCGATGGTGTAAAGCAAGAGGGACACCACACGATCTTTTTCACTTTCGAGTTTGATGGCATACCATATTACTTTGCCAGAAACACAGCAACGCCAGATACAATCTATATCTGCGATGCAGACTATAATGTCACCGGCAATAGTTATAGCAAGCAGGAATTTGCAGACTGGTTGAAAAAGCAGTACCACATGGATTTTGAAGGACTCTCTTTCAGAGTGGCGCTTAGTAGTTTTTTCAGAATATATGGAAAGCAAAATACAAATGAATTGAATCCGCTACAGGGAATTCCTGGTCAGAACATGGATAAATCGATTACATCGATTCTGGCTCTATTTGACAAGTATAAAGAAATTGAAGTCTACAAGGATCGTGTGGTCGAGGAAAAGAAAAAGCTGGATGCCTATAAGGCAGCGAGAAAATATAACTTTATATCCGATCTTGTAGGTGGTAATAAAAAATATGAAGAGAATCTTGCAACAATTCGTAGCAAAGAATTGGAGCTGAGCACACTGGTAGAAGAAGCTGTACAAGGCCACTCAGAAGAGGACATCGAGAAAAATAAAAAGAAGGTGGAGCTTCGGAACGAGAAGCTCAATCTTGAACGAGATATACAATCAAAAGAAATGCGTCTTCGTCTAGTAAATATGTCTTTGGAGTATGGCTTATATCCAACTGAGGCTGATATGACGGCGTTGCAGGAGTATTTTCCAGATGTGAACTTAAGAAAACTCTATGAGGTCGAGCAGTATCATAAGAAGCTAGCGCAGATATTAGACTCTCAATTTGCTCTTGAGCGAGAAGCAGTAAACGCAGAAATTAATAGTCTGAAGGAACAACTTGCCTTGGTTAATGCGCAAATAGGAGAGCTTGGCTTCATCGGAAATATGTCTAAAGAGTTTCTGGATAGACATTCGGAGATAAAGGGCGAAATAGATGCACTTAGAGAACAGAACAAAGCTTATCTTTTGCAAAAAAGTTTACAGGAAGCAAAAGCTGAGGCTGATGAAATTTTAAGGCAGGCGATTGAAAATATTCTGAGAGAAATTGAAAACAAATTAAATACAAAAATGAAAGAAATCAATGACTCTCTGTTCAGTACACCAAGGAAACCGCCACATATTCAGTTTAGAAAGCATGACAGCTATAAATTTGAAACTCCTGATGATACTGGAACTGGATCGAATTTCAAGGGCATGATTGTATATGATCTGGCAATATTGCAAAGTACGGCATTACCAGCTTTGGCGCATGATTCTTTATTGTTCAAGAATCTAGAAAAGGATGTCGAGGATGGGATTATCCGTATCTATGACAGTTGTAAGAATAAGCAGATATTTATTGCATATGACAAGCAGGATGATTGCAGACCTGCTACTAAGAAAATATTAGAAGAAAATGCAGTAATTTGTCTATCAAATGATGGAAATGAGCTTTACGGTAGGTCTTGGAATAAAGAGGTGAACGAAAATGAAGATGAGCTATAACAAGTTGTGGAAATTGTTGATTGATAAGCAGATGAAAAAGTCTGATCTGAGAAAAAATGCAGGGATAAGCTCTTCCTCATTAGCTAAGCTCGGAAAAGATGAAAATGTCACTACAGAAGTTTTAGCAAAGATATGCAATGAGCTGAAGTGCGATGTCGGAGACATTATGGAGTTTGTTCCGGATGAAGAGAAAATGTGCTGATTGGCTTTTATAAGGTTTGATGAATTAAGAAAGGGCTAAGCAAAATGAAAACAAAAAGTTTACCACCCTATGCCCCTACATTAATCGAATCGACAAGAGCAATAGGGTATTCTTTGGAAGCGGCAATAGCAGATATTGTTGACAACAGTATTGCTGCAGGTGCAAAAAATGTAGATATTTATTTCTTCCCAATAGACGTAGCATATGTAGCCATTCTCGATGATGGGCGTGGAATGTCTGAAAATGAGATAGATCTAGCTATGCAATATGGGAGCAAAAATCCTACAGAGCAAAGGGACAAAAAAGATCTAGGAAGATTTGGATTAGGATTAAAGACAGCGTCATTGTCTCAGTGCAGATGTTTAACTGTTGTATCAAAGCAAGACGATAAACTGGAAGGACGTAGATGGGATATAGATCATGTTTCAGAAATGGGAGATTGGTCGCTTATTATCCTAGATGATGATGAAATGAGCCAGCTCCCCCAGATAGATGAACTAAAAAAATATCAATCGGGAACACTGGTGATCTGGCAGAAATTAGATCGATTAAAAACTGGAGAAATAAATTTTGAACTAGCACTTGGTCGAAAAATTGATACGGTTAGGGAACATTTATCGCTGGTTTATCATAGGTATTTGGCGGGTGAATCTGGAATAACTAAACTGAAGTTGTCAATCAATGGAGAAAAGATAAAACCTGTGGATCCATTCTTGACAGAAAAAAGTGTTCAAGCTATGGATGATGAAACTTTAGTTATTCAAGGCAATAAAATTTTGGTAAGACCATATATCCTTCCTCATATTTCAAAGCTTTCACCAGATGAAATTAAAACTCTCGGTGGTAAAGAAGGACTCAGAAAACAACAAGGTTTTTATGTTTATCGAAACAAAAGGTTGTTGGTGTGGGGGACTTGGTTTCGAATGATGCGGCAGGGAGATCTGTCAAAATTAGCAAGAATAAGAGTCGATATCCCTAATACACTGGATGATTTATGGACACTTGATATTAAAAAATCATCAGCATTGCCACCTGCAGAAGTTAGGAAAAATTTGGAAATAATAATTAATCAAATTGCTGAGCGTAGCAAAAGAACGTGGACTTTTAGAGGAAAGAAAGAGGTAAGTGATTCGGAAGTTCATGTATGGAACCGAATGAAAAATAAGCATGGAGGATTTTACTATGAGGTAAACAGAGATCATCCTCTTGTAAAACAATTGATAAAAGCAAGTCCAGGAATGGAAAAGTCGATATATGCTTTGTTGCAGCAGATAGAATTAGGGCTACCGCTTAATCAATTATATGTAGATTTGAATAATGATGAACAGATAGTAAATGATGGAGAGCAACCTGATGCAGAATTAAAAAGTTCATTAGAGTCAATGCTTGAAATGTGTACAGGAATACAAGAAAAGTGTAATTTGCTGGATTCTTTATCGAGCATTGAACCATATTCGATGCATCCTGAAATTGTAGAAGAAATAAAGAAGGAGATTTGCGAGAATGATTAATCCTTGTGTTGAACAGTTAGAAAATATTATTTCTGCATTTATAAATAATATGTACAAGGAAATTCCACCAACAGAGGAAGAGTTCCTTGAAAAGGCTACGTTATTGAGAAATGCAAATGATTTAATAATGCATGTTACTGACAGTGAGTTTGAAGAAATTATTGCTAGGCTTAAGCAGTCGCTAGTTATTCAGATGGATGTTGGCGTTTATATAAATGATCGTAACAACGGACATCAGTCTTGGCTTCCTGCTAAAAGAGCAGATTTTGACTTTTTCTTTTGGAACAGATACAAAAAATATCTTGAAGAAATAAAGCATTGGAACCCAAGAGTTACAACTAATTTGGGCAAAGTTTCTGATGAGATATTGGATTTATGCGGAGATCCAGCAGAAGATCGTTTTGCAATAAAAGGGTTGGTATTGGGAGATGTACAGTCAGGAAAAACTGCTAACTATACGGCTATATGCAATAAAGCTGCAGATACAGGTTATAGAATAATTATTGTTTTGGCAGGCATGCAGGAGAATTTGCGTAAGCAAACACAGGAAAGATTGGATGCGGAATGCACAGGAAGAAAAAGTGAGTATTATCTAGATCCAAAGGCGGAACAGGGAATAAAAAATCAGCCAGTCGGGGTAGGAAGATATGGAACTGATAAGAAAATCGTTGCATTTACATCAGTAACTAAAGATTTCGATAGTGGCATACTTAGAAATAATAATTTAGGTATTGAAAACGTTAATTGTCCTGTTATTTTGGTTATTAAGAAGAACAAAAGAATTCTTAATAATTTAATTAAATGGTTATCAGATAACAATACACAAAATGCACAGGGACAAATAAATCTTCCGCTTATGCTAATTGATGATGAGGCTGATAATGCTTCAGTGAATACAAAAGACGAGGATTCCCAGCCAGCAGCAATCAACGATTGTATAAGAAGATTACTTAATCTTTTTAGTAAAACAACATATTTGGGAATTACGGCAACACCGTTTGCAAATATATTTATCGATCCAGGAAATGATGATGATCTTTTCCCTGCGGACTTCATTTATGCGCTATCTGCTCCGACAAATTATATCGGTGCTGACAGGATATTTGGAGAAAATTCTGATAGTGACTATATGCTTCGAGAAATTGATATTGAGGAGTTAGAGGCTTGCTTTCCGCCAAGACACAAAAAGGATTTTATAGTAGAAGAACTACCAGAAGATTTATATGAGGCGGCATATTATTTTTTGCTATTTAATGCCATTCGTGATTATAGAGGTGATTTGACAGAACATAGATCCATGATGGTACATATTAGCCTATATACCAATGTGCAGAATCAGATTCAGGAATTATTAAATGTGTGGTTGGATCAAGTTAAATCAGACGTTCGTAATTATGCAAAGTTGCCATTAACCCAAAGTGATAAAATAAGGAATATCAAAAAATTACATTTGGTATGGGATAAGTACAATTTGAGTGGAATAGTCGGAATAGAATGGGAAGAATTGCTCAAAGTTTATTTGCATAAAGCAATCGCACCTATTGAGGTGCGTGCGGTTAACATGAAAACTGGTGCAGCTAGTTTGGATTATTTTAATCATAAGAATGATGGTTTACGTGTTATTGCCGTGGGTGGAAATAGCATGTCTAGAGGACTTACGTTAGAAGGATTAGGCGTTACATATTTCCATCGCAACACTAAAATGTATGATACTTTGCTACAGATGGGGCGCTGGTTTGGATATAGGCCAAATTATGATGATATCGTGAAGGTTTGGATGACTCCAGAAGCGATAGATTGGTATGGGCAGATAACAAGGGCTACAGCAGAACTCAAAGAAGAAATTGTCAAAATGAGAAATGCGCATCAAACTCCAAGAGATTTTGGCTTGAAAGTAAGACAGGATCCAGGCGCTTTAATAGTAACTGCCCGCAATAAGATGAGAACAGCAACAGATTTAACTTGTCCGGTGACTGTATCAGGTAATTTACTAGAAACACCAAGGTTAAAGGCGTCAAAAAATATCCTAGATTCAAATGAAAAGGTATTCAAGGCCTTTGTGGATTCACTTAGCACGATAGGTACAAGATTTACAGATGATGAACGTACTAAAGGCCACTATTATTGGAAAAATGTTCCAGGCGATAATGTAGCGCAGCTTTTATTGGATTTTGAAACAAATCCGTGGCATTTGAGCTTTAATGGACGAGCGCTTGCAGAATTCATTGAAGGTCATCAATGGAATGGCGGATGGGATGTCGTTCTAATGAGGACAGGAAAGGGAAGTGAATATACGGATGGATTACAGTGCGGTGATGAGAATTTAACAATCGAAGGGACTGAAAAGAGAAAAATACTGGCTGATAAGAAAATGATTAGCGTCAGTGGCACAAAGCTTCGTGTAGGAGCCGGAGGATGTACTCGAATAGGTTTAACGAAAGAAGAAATCATCGAAGCGGAAAAAGCATATAAAGCAATACCTGGGAACGAAAACAAGGTAAATGTCCCAGATAAGGCCTATTTGATATCAAATAGGGCGCCGATTTTAATGCTACATATAATCCAAGGGGATTATTCAAAGTCCGAGAACAAAGAGTTGCCTGAATTTTTGTTTGCTTTGGGAGTTGGATTCCCTAAAACAAGTGGTTCAACCGAAACAGCAAATTATAAGGTGAATTTGATTGAATTAAGAAATTGGGTAGATGTTTATGATAACTATGACGAAGAGGATATGTAATGGGTGTTAAGGAAAATGAGTTAAGAGAAAAATGGAATAACATTAATTATTATTCTGGCGGATCATTAAAATTATCTGTTGAACATCCGCTTGAATGGTATGTTCGTTATGTGTCGCCGGAACACAAGTCAATTGTGATAGTTAGTCCAAAAGCAATAAATAAGATTGAATCGTCGAAATGTATCGATGCATCTTGTAATAAACGAAAAGATGGAAATTATGCAATAGATTTTACATTGATTGATAAAAAGCAGGAAGACGTTTTTATAACGATGGCTGGTGATATTATCGAGTATTCAAACGTTGACACGGCTGACATTGCCTTGCTGAAAGTAATACGCAGATACAATGCATGGTTGAAATTATTAGATCATAAAGATAGCGCAATTCTTGGAAGCAATATGCAGAAGGGATTAATAGGTGAGGTGCTATTTCTTAAAGAAAAAATCCTGTCTGGAATTTCACCATCTATTGCTTTGTCTGGTTGGGTTGGACCTGAAGGTGCGGATCAAGATTTTGTTTATTCGGATTGCTGGCATGAGATTAAAACAACAGGGGTGTCCTCGACAGAGGTCTCAATTTCATCTATTGAACAATTAGATAGAAATGATGAAGGCGAGTTGGTTGTTTATCGTATTGATAGATGTGCACCAGAACAACCTAAGGCGTTTACTTTATATGGATTGGTACACAATGTAATAGAGTTGATTTTGCAAAATGGAGGGACGCCTGATGAATTTGTTTTAAAACTTGGATCAGCTGGCTATATCGATATGAAAGAATACGACAGACAATATTACTGCTTGTCGTCGAAACAGGTCTATCGTGTAGATACGCTATTTCCAAGAATGAGGAGGTCTGATATTCCTGCAGAAATTACAAAGATGGAATACCAGATCAGTATTCCTAGTATAAAGAACTGGGAGAAGTAAAGCTCTAGGAGGACGGCAATATGAATGCTATTGAATTCAAAAAAGATTTTATAGAAAGTATAAAGACTGCAGCTGCAGTAACAGGAGAGGGGTCATGTGCATCTTTTGTAGATAATATGGCTCAATATCTTATTGATGCTGAAGTCCTGGCTGATTTTGCACCGTCCTTCTATACTGGAAAAAATGGGCGCTATAACTATAGGGTAGACGGGTATGCATTTGATGAATTTGATAATACGATGAATCTTATCATTGCGGACTTTGATGGAAACGATTTAGAACGTCGATTAACTGGAACTTCAGCAAACAAAAATTTCGGATTATTGCTGAAATTCCTTGATGCAGCATTAACAACTGACTTGTATCAAGAAATAGAAATGAGTACGCCTTGTGCAGATTTAGTTGATCTTTTGCGATATAACAAAAAAAATGTTCGTAAATATAGACTGATTATATTCACAGACGCAGATATGAGTGCAGCAATAAAAAATATTGAAATTGAGGACTACAATGGAATCCCCGTTGAGGGTCAGATCTGGGATATAGATCGATTGTTTAGGGTGTGTTGCTCAGAACAAGGGCGTCAAATTATCGAAATCGATTTCAAAGAATACTGTGGTGAAGGAATACCTTGTATAGAAGCGAGTTCAGCGTCAACAGAACAATATAGTAGCTATTTAGGGGTTATTCCGGGGACAGTACTTGCTGACATATATGATAAATTTGGTAGTAAATTGTTGGAAGGAAATGTTCGTTCATTTTTGTCAACAAAAGTGGCGGTTAACAAGAAAATAAGAGGAACAATTCTCAATAATCCGGAAATGTTCTTTGCGTTTAATAATGGGATTTCTGCAACAGCAATGGATGTACAAATTGAAGATAGTGATCATGGGAGATTTATTACATTTGTTAGAGATTTTCAGATCATTAACGGAGGCCAGACAACGGCATCTATTTCGAATGCTCGATATAAAGACAAAGCAGATTTGTCTTCGATTTTTGTGCAAATGAAACTGACTTCGATAGATGAAACAACACCTGAGGAGTCAGATGAATTAATCAGAAACATATCTAGATCCTCAAATAGTCAAAATAAAGTTAGCGACGCAGACTTTTTTGCATCACATCCATTTCATAGACGCATGGAACAGATATCCAGGCATATGTTTGCACCGGCTTCCGATGGAGCTCAATATGAAACAAAGTGGTTTTATGAAAGAGCGAGAGGACAGTATTTGCAAGAACAGATGCGCTTGACTCCAGCTAAAAAACGACAGTTTGAATTGCAAAATCCGAAAAATAAAGTGATTAAAAAGACTGATTTGGCTAAAGTTCAGAATACGTGGAGAGGATTTCCACAGGTTGTAAGTAAAGGCGCGCAAACCAACTTTAATGCATTTGCTGAATATATAGATGATCAATGGAACTTAAATGATGAGCAGTTTAACGAACGATATTTTCAAACAACAGCAGCATTGATTCTGATGTTTCAGTACTTAGAAAAGAATATTACAAAACAGCCGTGGTATGAAGGCGGATACAGAGCCAATATTATTTATTATACGCTTGCCCAGTTTAGAAGGTTGTTACACAACCAATATCCGGGGCAGGATCTTGATTTGATGTTGATTTGGAATAGACAAAGTGTGCCAGAGCAGGTGGGAGAAATATTAATTGCGCTTGCAGAATTGGTGCTTTTAAAAATAACAGACCCATCAAGAAAGGTAGCGAATGTTACACAGTGGTGTAAGAGAAACGATTGCTGGGATGAAGTGAAAAAAATTAGTCTAGATATACCGGACGGAATTGAAAGTTGTTTAATTACAATTGACGAGCAAAAGGCGGCGCAGAAATCTGCGAAGAAGGAACAGAAGGTTGTAAACGAGATACAAGTACAGACGACGGTGGTGAATTATCCAGTTGATATGTGGAAGAGATTATCGGAATTTGTTGTAAGAAATCACATGGTTACACCGACAGATGTCTCCGCTTTGACGATAGCATGTCAAATGCCTTCTAAAATTCCGAATACATACCAATGCAAAAGATTACTTGCATTGCTGAAAAAGGCCTCCGCAGAAGGCTTTAATATTGAAGCATAGATGGAGGGAATATGTTTAATACGATAGATTTATTTGCCGGGGCGGGTGGATTGAGCCTCGGATTTATGCAAACGAAAAAATATGATATAAAGGTTGCTTATGAATTCAATCCTGCGATGCAAGAGACGTACAAAAAAAATCATCCAGGAGTGGATGTGTTTGGCGATGTTAGAGATGCGGATTATTCCAAGATTAGAAAAAAATATGGAGAGATTGATGTTGTAATTGGAGGACCACCCTGCCAGGGTTTTTCCAATGCGAATAGGCAAAAGAATCATGCAATTAGTCAAAATAATTCCTTGGTCAAGCAATATATAAGAGCCATATTAGAGCTTAAGCCCAAAGCTTTTGTAATGGAAAATGTAAGCATGCTTCGTTCTGATGTGCATAGGTTTTATCTGTGCAAGGATGATCAGGAGCTGGTTGATGGAGGAAAAATAGAGACTTCTAATACAGAACTGGTTTTACTTGAAGAAAAGTTTGTGTTCGATGGCGCGATAGAAGTTGTTAAGTCTAAAGAAATCGTAAAAGAATATAAATGGGATGATATCGATTACCTGGAGTTGAATGTTATTTATAAAGCTTCACAAAATAAAAATAAATTCAAAGGGGTGTTGGAGAAGCATAAGGGCAGAATTATTAAAATTGCTGAGAAGCATGCGTGCCTTGAAAAAGGAGATACTATTCTCAGTGCGGGTTATGAAGCGTTTCGAGCGATGCTGGCTTACTATGAAGGAAATATAGAAGAATCGGAGATAAGGACTTTGATTGAACCTGCAATTATGTATCAGAGGATGATAAGTAAAGCGGAGGAGATCTTCGATAATGACCTTATCGTAGACAGTTATAATGATAAGAAGGGGCTGATTGCAAATATACGATCATATGCTGTATTTGACTACTTAAAGGCTAAACTTTGCGATGATAGTGAAAAAGACAGTTATGTGATATCGGCAGATGTATTGTCGGCAACACAATTTGGCGCACCACAAAAGAGGATGCGTTTCGTTGTCATGGGAATTCAAAAAAGCATTACCGATAAAGTTAAATTGCCGGAAGGAAAATTCAAGAAGGGGCCATTTAGAACTGTTGAGGATGCTATAAAAGACCTGGAAGATGTTGAACCTGTATTTAATGTTTCTGATGATAAGTATGGCATTAAGTTATGTAAGAAAACAGGATTAAGTGATTTGGCACAATCCCTTCGTGATACAAACATCTTACATAATCACATCATAACAAAAACAACAGATGTTGCAATGGAACGTTTTATGGCTTTGGAGCAGGGACAGAATTTCCATTCATTATCCGATGAGCTTAAGACTAATACCTATACAGATATTTCGAGAACTCAGAATACGATTTATTTACGCTTGAAATACAATGAACCTTCTGGCACCGTGGTTAATGTTCGCAAGTCTATGTGGGTTCATCCTACAAAAAATAGAGCTATTAGTATTAGAGAAGCGGCACGTTTACAGACTTTTCCTGATAGCTTTGTTTTTTGCGGAACAAAAGATAAGCAATACCAGCAAGTTGGGAATGCGGTTCCACCAATAATGGCAAAAGCCATAGCTAAAAAGTTGGCGATTCAGTTAAGTAAAGCATTGGACGCCAAGGCTAAGGAGGACTCATGAGCCGAAGAGAGTATTATATCGATTCAATAAATAATTTTATTGTTGCTGATGAAGAAAATGTCCTTGGTCAGTTGTTAATACATGATGAATTTGAAACTTCAGACCTTCAGAAGCTAGCTTGGAAAGCTGAAATTCAAATACTAAAACGTCAGCTGGAGGAATTCCGTGGAGATGTTATTTTTGAGTATACAATACCTAGAATGGGACATAGAGTTGATACAGTATGTATTATCGAGGGAATCATTTTTCTTTTTGAGTTCAAGGTGGGGGATAACGAATACAAAAAAACTACGATAGATCAGGTGATGGATTATGCGTTGGATTTGAAGTATTTTCACGAAGAAAGTAAGCGGAGATATATTGTTCCGATATGTGTTTCCACCAAAGCATCAGTGCAGAAAAATGAGTACAATTGTTGCTCCGATGGGATATACAATGCAATTTTATGTAACGAAAATAATATAGGAGACAATATCCACAATATTCTTTTGCAAGTTCGGGATAAGACGTTAGCTGGACGTACTTGGATAGATTCCAGGTACGCACCGACTCCTACTATCATCGAAGCAGCTCAGTCACTCTACCAGAATCATGGTGTAGATGATATATCCAGAAATGATGCTGGTGCGAAAAATCTGACGATAACCACAAAGGCTATTTCTAATATTATAGAGGATTGCAAAAAGAATAATAGGAAAGCCATTTGCTTTGTTACAGGAGTTCCAGGTGCAGGCAAAACACTTGCGGGTTTGAATATTGCAAATGAGAGACATCATTTCGATGAAGATGAGCACGCTGTCTTTCTTTCCGGAAATGGGCCTCTTGTTGATGTCCTGCAAAATGCTCTGGCCATTGATCGAGCAAAAAGAGAAAAAATAACTAAGTCTAATGCACTTAGAGAAACGAAAGCTTTTATCCAAATTATCCACAAATTTAGGGATGAAGCATTGACAACATCCTATGCTCCGATAGAAAAAGTTGCAATATTTGATGAGGCCCAACGTGCGTGGAATAAAGAATCACTAACAGATTTCATGAAACGAAAAAAAGGAATTCCGGAATTTAATCAATCGGAACCGGAATTTCTGATAAGTATTATGGATCGTCATGAGGATTGGGCCGTCATTATATGTCTTGTTGGTGGAGGACAAGAAATATACAACGGTGAAGCAGGAATTCAAGATTGGTTTAGTACGTTGTCTGAAAAATACCTAGATTGGGAAATTTATCTTTCAGACAAGATTACTGATTCAGAGTATGTTGGTAATTCAGACGTTTCTACTATGCTTCATAATCGAGAGTATCATTGTATTTCGGACTTGCATTTAGGAGTTTCTTTAAGATCTTTTAGAAGTGAAAAACTGGCCCTTTTTGTAAAGTGTCTTTTGGACGAAGAAATAGAATTAGCCAAAGAGACATATGAAGAATTAAAAAAATCATATCCTGTTCTTATAACGCGAAAATTTGATGTCGCTAAGAACTGGGTAAAGAAAAAAGCTCGTGGAACGGAACGATATGGGTTATTAGCGAGCTCCGAAGGAAAAAGATTAAGAGCAGAAGGTATATGGGTACCATCGGAAATTAATCATGTAGGATGGTTTTTGAATGAAAAAGACAACGTCGATTCGTCTTATTACCTAGAGGTTGCCGCATCGGAATTTAAAGTTCAGGGATTAGAGATTGATTATGCTGTTCTGGCATGGGACGCAGACTTAAGATATACGTCAAATGGATTTGACTATTTCAAATTTAGAGGAACCAAGTGGAACCATGTTAACCAGGAACAAAGGCAACACTACTTAAAAAATGCATATCGTGTTTTGATGACACGTGCAAGACAAGGATTAATTATTTATATTCCTGAGGGAGACGAGGAAGATCCATCAAGATTGACGGAGTATTACGAAGGAACATATCAGTATTTGAAGCATGTTGGAATAAAAGAAATTTGAAAAGTAGGTGATGAATTTGAAGGATTCGAAGTATGAAGATTTAAATAAAACTTTAGCTGCAGTTGGGAAAACTGTATTTGTGAATTTTTATTATGATTTCAAAGATTTCTCTATCTCAAAGGATGAATTGGCTCAAAAGATTCTTACGCTGAATCCTGGCTCAAAATCAGATAATCAAAATTTTAGAATACCAAGAGCAAGGCATATATTTGAGGCGGGACAGGAACAAGATGCGCTTCGGAGTATAATAGAAAGTAAGCGTGTTCCTTCAGAAGTAATAGAGAAGGCAAAATCAATTTTAGCTAAAGAAAATAAGACAGAGTTATTAGAGCGATAAATTGCTTCTTTTATTGCTGATATCATGACAAGGTAAGGAGGCACTTCATTTGGCAAAGAAAAAAGATGAGATAACCATCCGCTCAAGCGCAGCGGAATACCTGACCTATGTTGCCTCTGTAGGCGATCAGCAGGACAGCATAGAGATGCGCTACGAGGATGAAAATATATGGCTGACACAGAAAATGATGGCCACATTGTACGATGTGGATGTTCGTACAATCAATGAGCATATCAAGAAGATTTATTCTGATTCAGAGCTTGAGGAAGATTCAACTATCCGGAATTTCCGGATAGTTCAAACCGAAGGTTCTCGCCAGGTGACACGCGATACCAAACACTATAACCTTCAGATGATCATTGCCGTAGGCTTCAAGGTCAATTCCGAGCGTGCCGTACAGTTTCGTAAATGGGTAAACCAGATCGCCAAGGACTACACTATCAAGGGCTGGGTCATGGATGACGAACGGCTGAAGCGAGGAACATATCTGACGGAAAAGTATTTCGATGAACAGTTAGAGCGCATCCGTGAAATACGTGCTAGCGAAAGAAAGTTCTATCAGAAGATCACTGACCTGTATGCGACGGCCATTGACTATGATAAAAATTCTGCAACGACGAGAAGATTTTATGCGACCGTTCAGAATAAAATGCATTATGCTGTTCATGGACATACGGCGGCGGAGCTGATCGTGGAAAGAGCGGATCACACAAAAGAGCACATGGGATTAACCACCTGGGCAGATGCACCTGATGGAAAGATTAAGAAAAGCGACGTTACAGTTGCGAAGAATTATCTGAGTCAGGATGAAATGAAGCAGTTGAACCGTATGGTTACTGCATACCTGGATTTCGCGGAAAACATGACCTTGCGCCATATCCCGCTTACGATGCAGGACTGGGAAAAGAGGCTCAACAGCTTCATTGAAATGTTTGACTATGGTATTTTACAGGATGCGGGTAAGGTGTCCGCAGCAATTGCAAAGCTTCATGCTGAGACAGAATTTGAAAAATACCGTGTCATCCAGGATAGATTGTTCATGTCTGATTTTGATAAGTATATGCTGGAATTAGAAGAAAACACAAAGAAATAAGGAATGGATTCCAGGTCGAGACGGTGAAATCCGGCAACTCAACTCCCTGCGAGTGTATGGCAAATTCGTGCTCAGAGCGAATGAATTGTGTAGAAGTTGAGCGGCTTTCACTGTCTCAACTGTCGAGACAGTGGCAGGGAGCAGCAGTGTAAAATTGCCTTGCATTATATAGGTAGAAAAGATCTTATACCGACTTGTTCCCATAGACTTCAATGGTTAGGACCGTGATATGGATGTCAATTTTGCTACAGATTGCATCTGTTTGTATCTGTGAATGCGCGATATCAGAGGTGTGGACCTGTTTCCGTTTTGACAGGATATGTTTCCGCGAACGGGCACAGAACTTGACATCAATCAGAAGGTATCGTGCCATGTGGAGACGGTATGTCTTCTCTCTAAGAAATGCCCAGTTTAAGCGGTGTTGAGGGCAACTTTTGAAGGAAATATATCTAAAAAATTACCTTGAAAAATATTCGCTTGTACTGAAAAATTGAATACGGATGTAGTAAAAATAGACCTTTTGGCGTAGTTGGTATCAGATGCACTGAAAGGTTATTTTTATGATATTTTGTACGTAGAGAGATAATGGATAGCATGCCAGTGAACATACAAAAGAGATTTCGAGAACTCAAAAGTTATTGTTGTTGCTACAAAAGAAAACTGATATAATATTATGCGGGAAAGCAGATTGTTCTGTCGTGTAAATAGTTGGAGGAAATAGTCATGTCAGATACTCAAATAAAAATATCTTATAAGCCATTATGGAAGTTATTAGTTGATAGGAACATGAGTAAAACTGATTTACGTAAAAAGACTCAAATTGCTCCTAGTACATTTACTAAGATGAATAATGAGCAGCAGGTGTCATTGGATATTCTTGCACGTATTTGTGTGGAGTTGAATTGCGGATTTGATGATATCGTTCAGATAGAGTCAGGAAAATAGAATACTTGAATTTGTATAGTTTAAACGGGAAATAAAAGAAGAATTGGAAGTGACAATCAAAGTGGGTGATTTGATTGCGTTTATTTTAAAAAGTGAAAAGATGAAGGGATAGGTGAAAGAAGGCTGTATCACAAAAGAATAGAAGAAATTAGAATGTCAATTATAATAGGGAGCATAAAGGAAGGTGGGTAACAATATGGCTGAAAATCAAAATATAGAGTGGAAAGAGTCATGGCGAGATGAATACCTAAAATGGATATGTGGCTTTGCAAATGCTCAGGGTGGGAAAATATATATCGGTTGTAATGATAATGGGGACATTATAGGTGTAGAGAATTCAAAGAAACTGTTGGAAGATATTCCAAATAAGATTACGCAGTCATTAGGAATTGTCGCGGATGTTAATTTGTTGGAAAAAGATGGCAAAGAATACATTGAAATAGTTGTTCCGGCTTATTCTACCAGTATTTCTTACAAAGGTGTTTATCATTATCGTAGTGGAAGCACGAAACAAGTTCTTACAGGTCCTGCGCTGGAAAGTTTTCTAAATGGCAAACGAGGCGTTACCTGGGATAATATGCCAATTCCGGCATTTAAAATGTCAGATGTTGATGATTCAGTTATTGATAAATTTAAGGAATTAGCAGCCAAAAAGGGAAGAATTGAACCCTCACTACTTGAAGAACCTAAAGAGGTATTGTTGGAAAAACTTCATCTTACATCGGGTGAATATTTGACCAATGCTGCAATGATGTTATTTTCCAAAGATCCAGAAAAATGGCAACTAGGTGCATATGTAAAGGTTGGATATTTTGAAACAGATGCAGATCTCATGTATCAGGATGAAGTAAGAGGCTCACTGATTGAGATTGTAGATAAAATTATTGAGCTTATATATTTCAAGTATATGAGAGCAAAAATCACATACGTAGGGATGCAGCGTAGAGAACGCTACTTTGTTCCGGAGGAGGCATTAAGAGAGACTTTGTTAAATTCTTTGTGTCACTCACAGTACAATTATGGTGTACCAATTCAGATAAGTGTATATGCAGATAAGATGTATATTGCTAACTGTGGTCAATTGCCGGATAATTGGACCGTGAAAAACTTAATGGGTAAACATGCATCAAGACCTTATAATCCTAATATTGCAAGTGTCTTTTACTTAGCTGGATTTATAGAAAGTTGGGGAAGAGGTATTGAAAAAATATGTGAAGCTTGCAAGTCTGATGATTTGCCGATGCCAGAATTTACTATAAATCCAGGCGATATCATGGTGAAATTTACTGCTCCTGAGGAGCGAATCGTTCATGGACCTGGCGAGGTGACTGAGAAGGTGACTGAGAAGGTGACTGAGAAGGTGACTGAGAAAGAAAAAGAGGTAATAGAGCTTCTTAGAATTGATCCAGGATATACGTATGCGGATTTGGTGCAAAACTTGAATGTAAGTCGAAAAACAGTATCTGACAGGATTAAGGCTTTAAAAGATAAAGGCATTATTGAACGTATAGGCTCAGACACAAAAGGTTATTGGAAGGTAAAAGAATAGAAAAAGTTGTAGGTAGAGATGCAAGCCAAATAAAAGTATACTATACATCAACATGATAATTAGGTATAATTCAAATGTACAGTAGGTGCTGGAAGAAGAGAGTCAGAATGAAAACAGATTAAAATCATCGGAGGAGGAAAATAAAAATGGCAGATAAAAATACAGCCGATATTGGATTTGAAAAACAGATATGGGATGCGGCCTGTGTGCTTCGCGGTAATATGGATGCATCAGAATATAAGAATGTTGTTCTTGGATTGATTTTCCTGAAATATATCTCAGATCGATTTGATGATAAGTATCAGGAACTTGTTAAAGAAGGCGATGGATTCGAAGAAGACATCGACGAATATACTTCGGAAGGTATTTTCTTTGTACCGGCAGGAGCGCGTTGGAGTGAGATTGCAGCAAAAGCGCATACACCGGAAATTGGTACAGTTATTGATGATGCTATGCGTGCGATTGAAAAAGAAAATAAGCGCTTAAAAGATATTCTCCCGAAGAATTTTGCACGTCCGGAACTGGATAAACGCAGGTTGGGGGATGTGGTGGATTTATTCACCAATATCCAGATGATTGAACACGGTAGTGAAAAAGATATCTTGGGTCGTACTTATGAGTATTGCCTTTCTATGTTTGCAGAACAGGAAGGTAAGCGTGGAGGTGAATTCTTTACTCCATCCTGCGTAGTGCGTACCTTGGTAGAAGTGTTGAAACCTTATAAAGGTCGGGTATACGATCCCTGCTGTGGTTCAGGTGGTATGTTTGTTCAGTCAGCAAAATTTGTAGAGAACCATAGCGGCAATATCAGCAATATCTCTATTTACGGGCAGGATTCAAATCCGACCACTTGGAAGATGGCACAGATGAATCTGGCGATTCGTGGCATTGAACCGGATCTTAGTACATATGCGGCAGACACATTTCTGGATGATCGCCACCCTACATTAAGAGCTGATTATATTATGGCCAATCCGCCTTTTAACCTCTCGGACTGGGGCGCTGATAAATTAAAAGAGGATGTTCGGTGGCAGTATGGCATGCCGCCTGCCGGAAATGCTAACTTTGCATGGCTGCAGCACATGATTTATCACCTTGCACCGGCAGGAAGAATCGGTATGGTGCTTGCCAACGGTTCTCTATCTTCACAGTCGGGAGGAGAAGGTGAAATTCGTAAGAATATCATTAATGCTGATTTGGTTGAGTGTATTGTAGCAATGCCTACGCAGCTCTTCTATACAACGCAGATTCCGGTTTCGCTCTGGTTTATCAACAAGCAGAAGACACAGAATGGGAAAACATTGTTCATTGATGCTCGTAAGATGGGAACAATGGTAAGCCGTAAGCTTCGTGAACTTACTGATGATGACATCAAAAAGATTTCTGATACTTATGAAACATTTGTGGATGGAACATTGGAGAATGTGAAGGGCTTCTGCACTGTGGTTGATACGGCAGAGATAGAAAAGCAGGATTATATTCTTACTCCAGGCAGATATGTGGGTATTGAAGAACAGGAAGATGACGGGGAGCCTTTTGAAGAAAAGATGGACCGTCTGACATCTGAACTTTCAGAAATGTTCGCTAAGAGCCATGAACTGGAAAATGAAATTAAACATCAATTATCATCTATTGGGTTTGAACTATAGGAGGTGCTTATGAAGACAATAGCACTTCGTTTTTCGGATAATTTTGCGCCTCTTGATGGTACGATTGCAGAACATAAAAAAATGATAGAATTAAATGGTTATGTCTGGTACGGAAAATTAGGTCTGAAAGTTTCCGACAAAGCATGTAGACAAATTATGGAAAATAAAAATCCTAAAATACTTTTGATTCACAGCGGTAAAACAGCAAGGTATTGGGCTTATGTAGACAAGGTCGAAAAAGAAACACCGGCGTTAAATGGTGTTCCTGAATATTATCGTAGTCAGACCGAAATTTTTAACACTTGGTTTAGGGTGCGAAATATTGAAGAAGCAAATAAAAACGTTATGTCGTTATGTAGAGTTGTATCTTCTGGTGCACTATTGTCAATGACGTCAAAAAGTAGCATGAGTCCGTATTTTATTATTGAATACAATGAGGGGGGTGAAGGTAATGATTGAGAAAAAAACTCTCAGTAATATTTTGCAATTCAAGAATGGTAAAAGGAGGCCTAATGAAATAGGAGAGGTGCCTGTTTACGGCGGTAATGGAATTCTTGGGTATGCGAATACTGGAAACAGTAAGGGCTGTATAATAATAGGACGTGTTGGTGCATACTGTGGAAGCGTTTATTATGAAAAGAATGATTGCTGGATTTCGGATAACGCAATAAGTGCATATGCAAAAGGCAATACAGATATTGTTTATGCATATTATCTGCTGAAAGCACAACGTTTAAACGAAAGAAGGATAGGAACAAGCCAACCGCTGTTGACACAAGAAATCTTAAATAATATAGAAGTTCCGATTTTGTCACATGATGAGCAAATTAAGGTGGGCAAATTTCTTGCCAAAATTGATGAAAAAATTGAACTTAATAAAAAAATAAATGAGAATTTACACGCTTGCTACGAGCCATGCGCTGCGTAGCGCAACGCAGACGCCGATGCTTGCATACGAGTATGCTTAGAGGTTTAGCTTTGAAACGTCAATTTTACCAGACATTAGTCTAGGTAGGAGAGCATCTCGTAACTCGGCCAACTTAACATTTTGAGCACAGTTTTTTAGAATTGTTGTGAATAATGGCTGTACCCATTCCCCGAATTCTTTTACTTTTGAATTTTCAGGGGAGAATATCCATATATCATTCACATTTTGCTGGTTGATACCGGGAACTGCAGCTTTCCCACCATTATTAGCAAGCCAGTGGTATGCGTAATCTGTTTGCATAAAGAAATAAGCAAACTCATTAAACCCCCTATCACCGAAATCGAGTTTAAAAACGTGTTCGTTGATAAAGAATTTTTGATATGGAAATCCTTCGCCAAACATTGAAAAGTGCGGGATAAATGTTCCAGGCTTACCACCATCTTTATACAATAAGAGTTCATATCCATTTATTGCTCCAGTTTTCATTTTCGTAGCGAACTCTTCGGGTATAAATTTAGCAGATGAGAAATTCACAGCGCCAAGTTGTTTGACATTTTCTGCACCTATACTTGGTATTCCAGAGGTCACAGCACCTCCCTTAGGTCGTTTACCGGTCTCCAATATATGCGGAATATTGGCAATTTGCACCATTTTCAGAGAAGGTGGTGCAAGAGTACCTACCGGTGTTTCAACTATGGGCTCATCAAAAGGAGTAAAATCCTCGAACCAAGACTTAAAAACAGCCTGCGCTTGCTGCTCTAAATTCTCATTTAACCTAATAACTCCTACCAACGGCAGGAGCAAAAACCAACGGAACTGCCGTTGATTCGTTCTTTGGAAAAAATAAGGAGAACGAATTATGAAACAAAGAATTATGGAAGAGATTGTGCAGCAGATGCTGCCATATCTCGACAACGTGCAACTACAGAAATTACAGGAGGTTTTAGAACATTCACTCTATAACTATGAAATATCTGGCAAAGCTACAAAGACTGTGGATGACAGTCAAGAGCTGATTGATGCCTTTGTGTATGCAAAGCGCATTGAGGGGTGTTCAGAGAAAACACTCAAGTATTATCGAACCACGATAGAAGCAATGACAGTAGCTATAGATAAAGGTGTTCGTCATATGCAGACGGATGATCTCAGGACATACCTCATGGAATACCAGGAGAAACATGGATCAAGTCGCGTGACGATTGATAATATCCGTAGGATATTGTCCAGCTTCTTCTCTTGGCTGGAAGATGAGGATCATATTCTGAAAAGTCCGGTGCGTAGGATTCATAAGGTGAAGACGGCAACCAACATTAAAGAAACCTATACTGATGAAGAGTTGGAGAAGATGCGTGACAATTGCACGGAACTTCGAGATTTGGCAATAGTTGATATGTTAGCCTCTACAGGAATGCGTATCGGAGAAATGGTGCTACTGAATAAGGCGGATATTAATTTCAATGAGCGTGAATGTGTAGTTTTTGGTAAGGGAGATAAAGAACGAGTAGTTTACTTCGATGCAAGAACGAAGATTCACCTGCAGAACTATATTGATAGCAGACCAGATGGAGATCCCGCTCTTTTTGTAACACTGAGAGCTCCATATACAAGAATAACGATTGGTGGAATAGAATCTCGCTTGAGAAAAATGGGGAAAATCTTAGAAATAGAAAAAATCCATCCACATAAGTTCAGAAGAACACTTGCAACGATGGCTATAGATAAAGGAATGCCAATAGAGCAGCTGCAGCAGCTCTTGGGGCATAAACGAATAGATACGACCTTGCAGTACGCAATGGTCAAACAAAGCAATGTAAAACAAGCTCACAGGAAATATATAGGATGAGAGGTTATTTGATGAAGACGATAAGAGCAGATGAATATTGCAAGTTTGTTACAGATGGTACTCATGATTCCCCTAAACAGGTGGATAGGGGGAGAAAGTTAATTACATCTAAACATCTTGGTAGATATGGGATTGATTTTGAAAATGCAAAAAACATTTCGGAATCAGATTATCAAAAAGTTGTTTCGCGCAGTAAGGTTGAACAATGGGATATACTGTTTAGCATGATAGGTACAATAGGTAATTTATATCTTGAAAGAAATCATAAAATTGAATACGCATGTAAAAATATGGGTATATTTCAGCTTGGAGGTGATGAAAGTAAGGCTAAATGGTTGTATTACTATTTGCAGACTCCAAAAGCCAAAGAATACATAGAAACATCAGGCAGAGGAACTACACAATCGTATGTTCCGCTAGCAGCATTGCGAGCCTTACCTGTAGATGTAGTAGACGATTTTACAAGAGATAAAATAATAAAAATCCTGTGGGATATTGATGAAAAAATCTTAACTAATCAGCAGGTAAATGAGAATTTATTTAATCAAGCACAGGCTATTTATCAGCAGCATTTTGTGACAGAAGCCAATCCTGACTGGCCGCTTGGTCATCTCACCGATTTGATCGATGTCAAATATGGAAAAGATCATAAAAAGCTTGCTGATGGCACTTATCCCGTTTACGGCTCAGGCGGAATTATGAGGTATGTAGAACGTCCATTGTATGAAAAGGAATCTGTGCTCATTCCTCGAAAAGGAACGCTCAACAATGTGATGTATGTCAACCAGCCTTTTTGGTCTGTTGATACCATGTTCTATACGGAGATGAAGCAAGCTAATGTAGCAAAGTTCGTATATCACTATGTAAAGTCCAAAGACCTCGCATCTATGAATGCAGGATCTGCAGTACCAAGCATGACAACAGCCATTCTAAATGCCATGGAACTTAGAATTCCTTCCGAAGAGGCGTTGCTTCAATTTGAAAATTCCGTTGCTCCGATGTACGAGATGATTAATAAAAACGAGGATCAATCCCGTAAATTGGCTGAATTACGTGATGCTTTACTGCCAAAGCTGATGTCCGGTGAGGTCGACGTTTCAGAGCTGGACCTCTAAGCCGCTAAATTCTCATTTATAAAACCATGGAGGAAGGTATAGTAATGGCAAGACCATTCAGCGCTACTGATGCAAAGCGAATAGTTGAACGACATCAAAATATAATTGAAAAACTGAATAGCGCTATATCCTCTGTGGAGAAATATCGCACAAAGGCTAAAGAGGCTTCAGATGCATTAGTAGCACAGGAAGTGCTGAGAGTTCTTGCAGATATTCCGATAGAGGAAATTAATCGAGACAAAAAAGGAATTCGGGTAAAAGCATTAAGGGACTATGGTTATAGAACGATAGCCGATATATCAACTGCATCGGTATACTCGATTGCATCTGTTCATGGAATAGGTGAAGATACTGCATACTCAATTAAAAGAATTGTAAACGATATTGTTTCCAAGGCAAGACAGGGAGTTAAAATTAGGCTAAGCACAGACAATCGTTCAAAAGAGGCAACAGCACTTGTGCTTGCATTGTCACAATATCGTCGAAGCCAAAAAGTTGCATATGAATGCAGACAGTTACTCAACCAAAACAAGCAAACAATTGATTATGCTATGGAGGACCTAAGCTCTTCTGCAGGTACTCTGAAGTGGCTTTTTGCATCCAAAGCGAAAAAGCAAAAGGCTACGGAAGCGTATAACGTTTTGGTTGGTTTTATTGATGGTGATTATGGAAGTGACGCAGAAACTCAAATTTCCAATGCTGATGTAATTGATAGAAACTCAAATGGTGATGCTTGGCATGATTTTGCAATGAATTCTGTTCGGTTTTTCAATGATCTGGAAGACATCAATCCAGGTGTATTGGGAAATGATGATTCGATGTATGGATTGCCAGAGGATCTTGCACGAGAAGTTCAAGAGGAATGTTTCTTTCCAGACGGGCTTCTGTGTGAATTGAGACATTATCAGGAATGGGGCGTAAAATATGCTCTTCATCAGGAAAGAATTCTTCTTGGCGATGAAATGGGCTTAGGAAAAACAGTTCAAGCTATAGCGACGATGGTGTCTCTTCGTAATACGGGAGGAACACACTTTATTGTTGTTTGTCCGGCCAGTGTCATTACTAATTGGTGCCGTGAAATAAGAAAAATGAGCTTACTTAGTGTCACAAAAATCCATGGTACCGGACGTAAAGCTGCACTTCAAGATTGGATAAAGAGTGGGGGAGTTGCGGTTACCACATATGAAACCACGGCGTATTTTGAATTGCCAGAAGATTTTAAATTTAAGATGTTGGTAGTCGATGAAGCTCATTACATAAAAAATCCAGAAGCAAGAAGAAGTATAAATGTAAAGAATATCAGTAGGCAAGCAGAGCGTTTGCTATTTATGACAGGTACTGCTTTGGAAAATAAAGTTGATGAAATGATTTCTCTGATACGTATTCTTCAACCGCACATTGCATCTCAGGCTCAGAGAATGGCATTTATGTCTGCAGCTCCACAGTTTAGAAAGGCGGTTGCACCAGTTTATTACCGTAGGAAACGAGAAGATGTTCTTACAGAGTTGCCGGATCTGATTGAAAGTAAAGAGTGGTGTAGTTTATCACATAATGAAGAACTCGCTTATGAGCATGCCGTTTTATCCAAAAATTATGCGGAAGCAAGAAGAGTATCTTGGAATGTAGATGATTTAGGGGATTCTTCAAAAGCTTCAAGGCTGTTAGAGCTTGTTGAGGAAGCTGAATCTGAAGATCGAAAAGTCATAGTGTTTTCTTTCTTTTTGGATACAATTCGAAAGGTGACGATGTTGCTTGAAAATCGGTGTACTAATCCAATCAATGGATCTGTTACACCTCAACGTAGGCAGGAAATTATTGATGAATTTGATAAGGCCCCGGCAGGAACTGTTCTTGTAGCACAAATACAATCCGGAGGAACTGGATTAAATATTCAATCCGCAAGTGTGGTGGTGCTCTGTGAACCTCAATTTAAGCCGTCCATAGAAAATCAGGCTATTTCAAGAGCGTACCGTATGGGACAGACAAGAAATGTTCTTGTGTATCGTCTTTTATGTGAAGGTACAGTTGACGAAAAAATCATGTCAACCTTGGAAAGTAAACAGGCTATCTTTGATGCCTTTGCTGATAAATCAGTTGCAGCGGCGGAGAGCCAGGAAATAGATGAGCGTACTTTCGGAAATATCATCAAAGAAGAAATAGATCGAATTAATGTCAAGTATGGCAATACAAAGTAAAGGGGTGCTGATTATTATGCCAAGTTTATTTACAGAAGATACATATGAACAGGCTATTATAGAACTGTTCGAAAATATGGGCTATGATCACCTCTACGCGCCGGACATAGATCGTGATTACAGCAGTCCTCTATTGGATGCTGAATTACGTAATAGTCTGGTACGTATTAACCGTGGTCTGCCTGTAGAAGCAATAGATGAGGCACTTTCCAAACTGAAGAATTTCGATACCGGAAGTCTGCTGCAGAAGAACATCATTTTTATGGATTATCTGCAAAATGGCATCACGGTTAAATTCTTTGTGAAGGGCGAGGAACAGTCGTCGATTGTGCGTTTGATTGATTACACAAACGAAAAGAGCAACTCTTTCTATGTGGTAAATCAGTTTACGTTTCTTGAAAATGGGAATAACCGTCGCCCGGATGTAATTTTGTTCATCAATGGATTGCCGCTTGTTTTGATGGAATTAAAGAGTCCGGCCAAGGATGAAGTTGGAGCAGAGAATGCATTCCATCAGATTCGTAATTATATGCAGGATATTCCATCCATTTTCTATTACAATGCGATTTGTGTAATTAGTGATTTGTCTACGAATAAGGCGGGAACCATAACATCTGGATTTGATCGTTTCATGGAATGGAAGACGAAAGATGGCAATTATGAAGATACCGCCTATGCATCCTTTGAAACATTTTATGAGGGGATGTTCCAAAAGGCACGTCTCTTAGATATCCTGAAGAACTTCATTCTTTTTTCCGGTGCAAGTAATAGCCGATTCAAGGTGCTGGCGGCATATCATCAATATTTTGCGGTTCGTAAGGCAATTGAAAAAGCTAAAATAGCAACAAAGACCGATGGAAAGGGTGGAGTGTTCTGGCACACGCAGGGCTCCGGTAAGTCATTGTCAATGGTGTTCTATGCACATTTATTGCAGGAGGCATTAGACAGTCCGACGATTGTGGTCATGACAGACCGTATTGATTTGGATGATCAGCTCTATGCGCAGTTTTCACAGTGTGCAGATTTCTTGCGGCAGATACCGGTGCAGGCAGAGAGCAAGGAACATTTGAAATCCCTTCTTGATGGTAGAAGTGCTAACGGAATTATATTTACTACAATGTTTAAGTTTGAGCGAGGAGAGAAGGCGCTTTCGGAACGTAGAAATATTGTGGTTATGGCAGACGAAGCGCATCGCGGTCAGTATGGATTTGATGAGAAAATTGTTCTGTCAGAGAATGAGAACGGTGAAAAGGAAGCACGTACAGTAATTGGTAATGCCCGCATTATTCATGATGCATTACCGAATGCTACATTTATCGGATTTACCGGTACACCGATTTCTGCCAAGGACAGGAATACCCGTGAGGTTTTTGGCGATTACATTGATGTTTATGATATGACGCAGGCCGTGGAAGATGGTGCTACGAGACCCGTTTATTACGAAAGCCGTGTTGTACATTTGAAACTGGATGAGAATACACTGGCATTAATTGATTCTACTTATGATATTTTGGAGCAACAGTCCGATGCGCAGACCATTGAGAAGAGTAAAAAAATGCTTGGACAGATGGAAAGTGTGCTGGGAGCGGATTCTACCATTGAATCGCTTTGCGATGATATCGTGAATCATTATGAGAAATATAGAGCAAATTTACTGACCGGAAAAGCAATGATCGTAGCCTATTCGCGTCCGATTGCGATGAAGATTTATCGACGTATCCTGGAAATCCACCCAGACTGGAAAGAAAAAATCGGTGTAGTTATGACTGGCGGCAATAATGATCCGGAGGACTGGAAAGAGATCATCGGAACGAAAGCTCATAAAGAAGAACTTGCAAGGAAATTTAAGGATAATAATGATCCGATGAAGATTGCCATTGTGGTCGATATGTGGCTCACTGGTTTTGATGTACCTTCTTTGGCTACCATGTATGTATATAAGCCAATGCACGGGTATAACCTAATGCAAGCGATTGCCCGTGTTAACCGTGTATTCAAGGATAAAGAAGGTGGACTGATTGTAGACTATGTTGGAATTGCATCAGCCTTAAAGACCGCGATGAAAGAGTATACGAAGCGGGATCAGTCTAAATATGGTGACATGAATATTGCCAAGATGGCATATCCGAAGTTTCGGGAAAAGTTACAGGTTTGCAAGGATTTATTGCATGGATTTGATTTCAGTGGATTTGTCGGCGGCTCTCCGCTTACGATGGCAAAGCTCATCACAGGTGGCGTGAATTTTATCCTGGATGCAAGTGTTCCTGACAGAAAAGATTTGTTCTTAAAGGAAGCAATGCTTTTGAAGCAGTCACATTCACTTTGCTCCAGCATGACAACAGAGAAAGAACGTCACGAAGCAGCCTATATGGAAGCGTTGCGCTCTACAGTGATAAAGATTACTTATGGGGGCGCTAATGGAAAGAACCTGTCACTTACGGAAATTAATGCCCAAATTAATGAACTTTTGAAGTCAGCAGTGCAGAGTGAAGGTGTTATCAGCTTATTTGACAGTAGTAAGACTGGTGGAGAAAACTTCAGCTTGTTTGATCCGGCTGTTCTGGATGAAATTTCAAGAATGAAGGAAAAGAATATAGCGGTCGAGATTCTGAAAAAACTTATGGCTGAGCAGATAACGCTCTACAAGAGAACGAATGTGGTACAGTCACAGAAATTTTCTGCGAAGATAGCGCAGCTGATGAATTCCTATTATAATGGGCTGATCACCAATGAAGAAGTGATTAAAGAATTACTGAAAACAGCCCAGGAAATTGCTGAGCTTTATAAGAACGGTGAAAAGCTCGGACTGTCGCAGGAAGAACTGGCCTTTTATGATGCACTGACCAAGCCGGAGCATATCAAAGATTTTTATAAGAATGATGAACTGATTGCCCTGACAAGAGAACTGACAGAAATGCTCCGTAAGAATCGCACCATCGACTGGCAGAAGAAGGAAACAGCCAGAGCACAGATGCGTAAGATGGTTAAGCGGCTTCTGAAAAAATATAAGTACCCGCCAGAAGATTATGATTTCGCTGTCAATACGGTAATCAGCCAGTGTGAGCTCTGGACAGATAACGTGGAATCTCAGAAAGAGGAAAAACTCTATAAATATGTATCTGAAACAGAGCTGGGCATGGTTGCAGAGGATACAGTTTCGTAGGGGGAAAAGAAGTAATAGAGGTGTAGTTGACCATAAGGTTGATATTACTGAACAGGTAACACAAACAGATATTAGTGGCATATTGTCAGTGAGATATTTTTTGGGGGCTTTCCAATGTGGAAAGCCCTTTTTGATTTGTTTATGTCGTCGGAGCCTCGTAGCTGACATCAATCTCACTCCAAAGTATCCAGATGGAGGACCTTGCGCCTCCGTTGGAAAGGAAGGAGCGGATTTCGCAGAGGGACCAGAGTTTGGTTTCCGGGTCCTGCTGGCGGATTTTCATGCTGTGGGATTCCTGCGACAGCGTGTATACTAAATCATCGAGTACCGTCCGGGTAGAAACAAGGGTGTTATTATAAGTCTGCGACTCAATGGATGCTGCGTTGTAAATGGTAATCCGGCGCATATCCGTGAGAACCGGAACGGCAGTATCTTTGGCAGCAACGGTAATTGCAAATATGTCCTGTTTGTAATATTCCTCTAATGGATGTGTCTTTTTTTGTTGGAAGAAAAATTGATAACCTCGGAGGTGAAGATAGAGATAAATATATAGAAGAGATTATCGGGCACAAACTTGATCCTGTCTTAGATCAAAGACAAAGAAAATATTTTAAAAATTTATACAAAGAACAAAATGAAATATTACAAAAAAGAATAAGAAAATCAGAAGAAAATAGAATCAACGAATATCAACAAAAGTATTTAGCAGAGCATAATATCGAATGTCCATACTGTCATTCAACTAATACATCTAAAATTAGTACAGTTAATAGGGAAATATCAATAGGAACATTTGGTCTTGCAAGTAGTAAAATAGGCAAAACACATAAATGCAATAACTGTGGGAGTATGTGGTAAATTGAATAAACGTTCCAGCTTCAATTATCAGAACTTAAAATCACATAAATACCTGAATGACCCACCCAAAATGGTGCATCGTTCAACTTATTTACAAAAAGGAATAATTAATGTATAATTAACTTACATTAATAAGAGAGTGTTTTGAAGTAGAGATTGTGCTGCTACGCACCCTATGGGTCAAAAGAAATGTGGGAAAGGGCACACCCACCAAAATACTCTCTTATCATGTGCAAGAATTATGTATGTTTAAGTTCAGTTTATCTGAGGTGGTAAATTTCGTTGCAACCACGCACCCTATGGGTCAAAAGAGATGCAGGAGAGGCGACGCCTGACGGATAGTTCTTTGCTTATGAAAAAGGTTGTAGATTGTGCGTATTTTGCCTGAATGACCCACCCAAAATGGTGCATCGTTCAACAAAGTGGCAGCATTGCAAAGGAAATGGTGTTATTGACTTTGATGGAGAAGAACGAAAAGCTGAAGTCCACTGGTTTCAGGAAGAAACTGTTGGAAAGGTAAAATTCAAGGTTAAGAGGTGGATTGATGAAGATTAAATGGAAGGGAAAAACAGAATTTCTTTCACTGACACATGGAAAGATCTATGATGTTCTGTCGGTTGAAAAAGAATGGTATAGAATCAATGATGATTCCGGTGAAAGTTATTTATATCCACCTGAACAATTTGAGGTTGTAGAAGAATAAAAAGCACTTTGCAGCGGATGCAGGGTGCTTTTTTAGTGCCAAAATATCCTGAATGACCCACCCAAAATGGTGCATCGTTCAACCCACTTGGCATGAAATGGCACATGCGATTACATATTCTAAATGTACAACGGTAGAAAAATGTGTTATTCTTGATGATGAATTACAAGAGAAATACATTCCGGGAATATCACGATATAATGACATTTCACGGGATGGTGCCGAAACAATCGCTGAAGCATTTGTAAAAAATGAGAAAGAAATTAAAAGTACCGGATGAAGCGAGAAAATTAGTAGAAAAGTATGTGGAGGTTCAGAGAAAATGGTAACATATCCCCCGTGTTTTACATGTGCTTTATATGATGTCGAAACAGATACATGTCCAGCGTTTCCTGAGGGACTTAATGATATGGTGTTGCAAAAGAAAATACAAGATGGCATGGATACAGAGTGTGCAAACAATATATCTTATAAGCCGATAAATAGCAGACGAAAGGCGGAATGATTGTTTATGGAGAATAAAAAAACAATAGATAATTGGGATGCAAGATTGTTGGAGTATCCATTTGTGTATGAAGGAATGACAGAAGAAGCGTATTTTGAAGAAAAAAAATATTACGGTGAAAATTTCGATAGAGTAATGAGTGGTGAATATGTACCATTATGGAAACAAAAGGAGCGTGCTAATGGATAACTTTAAAGCAGTATATAAAATTCTGTCACAACTTGCCTGAATGACCCACCCAAAATGGTGCATCGTTCAACTTAAATAGAGATTATCTTACAGAGGACGAGTGGAACCAAATGGTCAAACTCGCTGTGGATAATTACCCCGAGTATGAATGGGAGGATGGTGGATATGGAAACTTCAACCAATTTAACTTTGTCAGAGGAAATGCTGAATAAGGGAGAGGTTAAATGTGACAAGTGCAATAAAGGTTTTTTAAAACCGTTCAATCCTAATTATGCAATTAATCACAGTTTCCAATGCGATTACTGCGGAGAACGTTTAATAATAGAGCCCAATATAGAAGTACAGTAATCATGGTCAGAAAAGGAAGGGTAATGAAAAATTTTTACAAGAAATAAATAAGAGAAGCGATGGCCCGACCCCAAAGTGGGGGTCAGGTACCGCTTCCCTTAAAAAATATCTCACAAATATCATACAATATTATATGCAAAAATTCAAGGATTAATCCTAATAACCTGAATGACCCACCCAAAATGGTGCATCGTTCAACTTCGGTTATCAATATATCAGAACAGGAAGGCAAGCATTATATCTTGCTGGAGGAAAAATAATATGGCGTTGACGGCAAGAGAGTGGTTATTATTGCCACAAGAAGAGGCGGAATTGAGACAATCAGAACTTTCCAAAGAAGAGTGTGCTAAGTTGCGGTTAGAGCTGTCTATGATACATTTTACTGAAGATGAAAAACGCAAGATGACTGCAGAGCATAAGTACCAATTTACACATCCGAAGGAAAGAACGGCGCAGGAAAAAGCTGATTTTAATAAAAAAGCTGCGGAAATATTCAGAATGATGCAGAAGAAATAGTTGCGATATTGCACGAATAATTTTAATAATCAGAACACCTTTAATGGGGTGTTCTTTTCCTGAATGACCCACCCAAAATGGCGCATCGTTCAACTGAAATTCTAAAGGGAGGGGAAAATGGTTGACATTAAAGGATTACTTGAAGATATAAGGGATTATAATAAAAAATATACAATTTCAGAACATTCAAGTGATGCAGAAAAGCTTATTGCAAAAATGCAGGATAAAGATATATGTACAGAGCAACAATATTTCGATATAGAAAAAGAAGTAAAGTTTTTTTTGAAATCGAACGCCCCACAAACGGATAAACAAAAGGTACTTGGATATGCGGAATCACTTTCTATGATTTGCGCGGCAATAAGGGAAGGAAAACTCGTAATTGCAAAGCAAAAGGAGAACGACAATGGATAACTTCAAGGCAGTTTACCTGAATGACCCACCCCAAATGGTGCATCGTTCAACACAAGGGCGTTGACATTAGATTGGCATCATGCTCTACTGGTGCAGGTGATAATTCTTTTGCACAGCAGTTATCCAAGGAACTTGGAGTTAGAGTCATGGCGCCTGATGATGACTTGTATTATGTTCCAGATGAGGGAACAGTATTTGTCGGGGCCCCAAATCATAACGTTGGAGTGTGGCGTATTTTTGAAAATGGAGTAGAACAATGAAGTATATAGGTTTTTTTAGTGAGATGAAGTTGTATGAGAATACCGGAAGTGTAAAAGAATACCTTGTGGAAAAAGTTAATTATGATAAGCAGAAGGTCATCGAGTATTTGGCAAAACAAAAGCGTATAGCCGGGTGCCCGAGAGAAGGTATTGACTGTGTTACCGGTGAAACAATATCCCCCAGCTTTTCTGTATATAATGATGGGGAATATGAATGGTGCGATTTCCTTGCATACCATATTAAGCATTATAACATACGACTTCCAGAAGAATTTATAAAAAAAATAGGAGTATAAATAATCTTGATAATCAGAACACCCTCAACAGGGTGTTCTTTCTCCTGAATGACCCCCAAAAAAATGGTGCATCGTTCAACGAAATGACACATTTTTACTATCAGATTGGAAACTGCCAACATGCCGAAGCTGTATGTTTCGCGATGGAGAAAATGCATCTGTTAAATAGAGATTATCTTACAGAGGACGAGTGGAACCAAATGGTCAAACTCGCTGTGGATAATTACCCCGAGTATGAATGGGAGGAT